CTAGCAGTTAATAATCTTATTCCCCTATAGCCTTATTTTAGAAAAGTATGCAGCAATGTTAGATAGTGACTTACAGCATCTCCCCAGCCAGAGATCTTTCCCCCCACCCACCCCCTAAACTTTAATCAGCCCCAGATATTTATATTTATTAACACATGCACTCAGAATGATTAGCATGCTTGGTGTGAGCACACTAATGCTTAGTACATCAATGATTATCCCTATAAGGGTGAGTGTATGAATGATGTGTGCGCTTATGATATGTACTCACTCTGACCCTATTAAATCCTTATACGTCGGGAGATTGATAAAGCAATGTTTATCATGAGGGGGGATGATGCAGAAAATCCCGTATACTTGAATAAGCCACCTACTAATCCCCACCAAGGGGCCTAGAAGCCCCTGTGAGCGTCTGTAATGGGAGGACTAAGGGCTAGGTAGCCTGGAGGAAACAAATAGCTTATAAGGGTTAATATTGTTATTGACAGACTCAACCATCAGCGTAGGATGTAGAACATCATCACTACGTTAGGAGTTACTACCATGACCTACCGAGTTGTTCGTCCCATCGAAAACCCGGATGCTTACACCATCCTTGTGTCTACCTGCGGCGTGCGTGCGACGCTCACATGGAATGACGAGTGTGTCTTAGTGTCCTTCGGAGAGGATGGCAATCAGCCTGTGATGCTCGGCACCAGAGAGTATCTGATTGAAGAGCAGAACAGCCACAGCGGGGAATTTCAAGAATGGGTTTACTACGAATCCCTGTACGATGTAGAGGTGTTCCATGCTTGAGCTCTTCAATCGCCTGGAAGCCCTGACGTGGGCACTGCCTGATCAGTCTGATACTGGTGCTCTGCTGGACGATCTGGTTGACCTGATGCTGTACCCTGATGCCTACCATGCTCCTCAAGTCCTCTCTGCTCTGCATGAGATGGAAAGAGACTGTTATGCATGTAGGTAACAGTCTGTAACTCTGATTGACAAGCCCCTTAACTGGGGCTTTTTTGTGCCTATTATACTGTATATAAATACAGTAGTAGTAACCCTTAAGGGTAAACCCTATTAGGGTATATCCCTATTGACCTTAGAGCCAGTATGGTATAATAGAGGTTCAAGTTAGGGATGGCATGGTTTATGCTTCTACTCTACTAGGCATGAAACAATTAGTTGCAACTAAATGACCGATTAGGCGTAAAAACAACACACAAGCTTACTGGAGCGTATATAGTCACTACATCGGATCAGCAAACGGTGCTGCTCCCAGGGCCTAACCCGAAGTTAGGGATGCCTCACCAGCGCGCAGACTGGTGCCTAGCTAGAGGCGTATGCCAACGGCGAACACTCTTTAACAATTGCATATTTAAGAACACTCTAGGATATGTCCAACGGGCATAGGCTTAGGTGCCTTTATTCTGTATCCGGCATTACATATTGGTTGTCCTGCATGGCTAACGCCATGAATGCGGAACCTTTAAGTATGTAGTGTGTTGCCCTGCAGACCAACCGCATAGCGGGTACAGAGTTAAGGCTCTTAAGCCACCTAGTTTCGATCAGTGTTGCAGCGCACGGGAGTGTCCTCCTCTGATCGGTTTTTATTCATCAGTGTAGCTCAACGGTAAGAGCAGCCTCCTTATAAGGGGCCGATGTAGGTTCGATCCCTCCCGCTGATACCAATAAGGAAATTAAGATGATGGATCAATTCATCGTGGTTCGTGGCCTGCTGTATGAGTATCAATTCCGCCGCTTGCACTGGGAACGGGTACTCATAAAGGTACTGTGATGGAGTTTCGTATTATCCTCACACAAGATGGGCGAGCATATCGCCTGCCTTTGTCCCCATGGGAATACATGGTGGCATACCTGAAAGGTGAATGATGTTCCTGATATTCGGACAATTCTGGAATCAAACTACCCTAACGAATGACTGGCAACAGATCGGGGGGACAGCAACCCACGAGCAAGATGCCTTTCAATTCGCCGAGGGTTTCTGCCACGCCTACAAAGTGAACGTCAAAGTCCACGGGCGTAATCAGATCTGGTATTTCTCCCATGGTGATACGTGGGTGGGAGAACGCCGGATCCTCCCCCGTCAAGGGGACAAGCCCCTGGTTGCCTAACCAGGAAGATATACCTTAGGGTATATCCTAGAGTGTTCTAACTATGCAAACTAATCCCCCTATAGGTGAAGCGCACCAATTCTGCGCATGGCAATTCAATATAGACACGGGACGTAAGTGTGTGTTCCACACTGTTCGTTAATAAACATAACTGTATAGGCATGGATTGATTAACCTAATCCATACAGAGTGCAATGTATATCGGGATGATATGCTGCCTGCCGGCGACACAAAGGTCGATCATTCGCGCCCGGCAGATACTGACAACGGACGTTAGCACAACGGATAGTGCAGTGCCCTTCTAAGGTATAGATAGTGGTTCGATTCCACTACGTCCGTCCATTTGAGTGCAGTATGTTAGGCATTAGGATGCGTACAAATGACGAGCTCACAAGCGCGCTCTGATGTACAATACTGACGCTTAGGTTTTTGAATCGACTAAGCCTAGTGCCTAACAACCCTACACTTGCAAGGGACTTGTTTTTGTGTTCCACTGTAATCACTGACCTAAAGGATTCTCCTAAAGGCAGTTAACGTTCTTAAAGGAAAGACATCATGGCAAACGTTCGCGAAATGAAGCCCGTCGGCAAGCCGAACCTGACCGACGAACAACGCAAGAAGCTGCAAGAAGCCGCAGCAATCGCCGGTGACGAAACCCGGGGTCTCGCCCTGGCCCTGACGTTCCGGGGTCTGGTGCAGAATCACGCCGCCCAAATGCAAGAAACGGTCATGACTGCGTTCGCGCTGTCCACCAAGGCACGTGAACTCGCGCTGAAGAACCTGCAGGAATGGCGCAAGGAACTCACTGCCGCCGCGAAGGGCAATGGCAATCTCGCCAAGATGGGTGAACGTGAACTCGGGCGCATCGCGAAGTCGGCAACCGTCCGCGTGTCGGAATTCACGACCATCCTGCGTGCCATGGATGCCGGCATGGGCAAGGATACGCTGGCCCTGCACGCGGGCGTGGATGACCCGGACAATGTGTCGTTCCACACCATCGTTCGCATCGCCCGCACGTTCCTGGACTCCAATGCTTCTGGCGTCGGGCGTCCCGCCGATCCGTTCGAGGTAAAGCTTGCCAAGTGGCTCAAGAAGCAGCACGAAGGCGCCACGGGTGACACGCTGGCCAAGGTGCAACAGGCCGAAGCCCTGCTGGCTCCGATCCTCCCCCACGAGGAACCGGCTGCCTGATCTCTCGCACTGATGAGTCCGTAAGGACGAAACGGGGGCCTCGGCCCCTGTCTGCGGGTATGGTATAGGGGATGTGCCTTAGTTTTCCAAACTAATGAGAGGGGTTCGAGTCCCCCTATCCGCTCCATGGGAATGTCGACTAACTAAGTCACATTGGTGCACGACGCATATGTAATGGTGGATTAAGATTCCACCCATTCCCCCAATCATAAAGGGCCTAGACTAACTAGGTAATGGGGCGCTTAAATGCGCAGAGGTAGTGCTATGTCCAAGGGTGCCAAGAAGACGGGCGGTTCCAATCGCCGTGCCAGAGATTCCGCGTTCGCTCGCGCCATGGCGGTCGCCGGAGTCAAGAGAACCACGTTCCGTGATCCCATCACGGGTGCCATTCGTGCAGTGGGTTCCTATCCCGGGATGTCCGGTAAAATCCAAGGGTAATTAAACCCTGCTAGAAACACGCCCCTCTTAAGGGGCTTTTCCTTTTGGGCGATTACTAAAATTAAATGATCGACCCAAACAACAGGTAGCGTGACGCCAGTCACAAGCAATCAAAGAGGAATAATCATGTCAAGAGAATCGAATACCCTTGCCCACAAAGGTAAGACTGCTCGTGATCGTAAAGGAATGCCGGCGTTTCATGGTGGCCCTGGCCGTCCGAATCGTAAGGCAGACGCAAAGCTGATGGCCCGTCAAAAGGATTGGGGAATGACCCTGGCCAGTCTGGACAAGGGCAACAGCAAGGCAGCGCCTGCTGGTGGATGGCAAACCGCGTACCATCGCCCCGGTTCCTACCAATAAGAATTCCAGTTCCTAAATCCAAAGAGGATCCTAAATGAAAGCATTTATTTCTGGTGGCATCGTAGGTGCCGCTATTGGTTACTTGGTGAATGATACTGCCCGGGGAGCCCTTACCGGTGCATGTATTGGTGTTGTCGTCATCTTTGTGATGACGCTCATCTTTGCTATTTCCAACAAGAAGTAAAAGGAACCATCATGTCGAATATTCAAACGCGCCCCACGAATATGGCGCTGGCATTCCTGAATGCGGCTGTGAAGCCCCTGCAACAACAAGGCAAGAAGGCCCCCTGGACGGCGCGTCGCATTGCCATCAACGCCGAACGTGAAGTCGGTGCCAAGACCGAGCAACGGTGGAATGCCCACCTCTCCAAGAAGACCGCAGAACAATTGATGGCGCAGGGCATCCTTTAATAAAATTAAAGGCTGTGTCGGATAAGAAACAAGGCAGCGGACTGTTCTGGTTCGTTGTCCTTTACAGCATCTGTTCGTTGGTGCTGACGATCGTTCCTTGTATGACTGGAGCATGTCATGCCTAGATACGGAAATGGCCCGATGGTGCGTCGTATTGAAGTCGCACACTTCTTCGATCTTGATGGGGGTCGTCATGACACCCATGGTGATGCATCGAAAGCATCCACGATGATCCTGCTGAAAAGGTCGATCATCAAGCGGTTGCCGAGCCGCAGCCACACTGACACCCAAGAGATTGCTGAAGAGTTGCTTTCACAGTTCAACATCATCCCGAAGTACAACAGTCTGTTGGCTGATCGTCAGGTGTCCCATCCCCAACTGAAGTTTCCTGCGTTCAACCCGGACGATACGACCCGGGACATGAGCCTGGATTAACAACCCCGGGGGAGTGGTGAAATTGGTCAGACACACCAGACTTAAAATCTGACGGCTTCGGTCATGGGGGTTCGAGTCCCCCCTCCCCCACCATTAATAATCTTAAATGAAAACACTGCAAGAAAAGATTGCCGTCATGCAAGCGTTTGCTGATGGTAAAACAATTGAAATAAAGACTATAGCTGGTTCTCGTTGGCTTACTGTTGGCAATAACCGCGCAGAACCAGGGTGGAATTGGGATGATTTCGACTACCGCATCAAGCATGAGCCGGTGGTTGTGGAACGCATGTTCTATGTGAATCGGGAGACAAATGATACTCTATGGATTAGTGGTCTGTTACCCCTACAACAGCAACCAATGGGAAGATTCTTGGTGCGTGTCGAGGACGATAAGCTTGTCTCCGTGGAAATCGTGAAATGAAGACACTTCTGGTTTCAGTGGGAGTAGGCATCCTTGTTCCCACATTCATTGCTGTCACAAGCCATTTCTTCGGTTCCGAAGGAGTGAGTTTCATTCTTGTTGGTATTGGCTCGGCCGCGCTCACTGCGCTGATAATGATGGAATAACTTTCATAGGCTCTTAGCTTAGTGGTTAAAGCACTCGCCTTTTAAGCGATAGACCATGGGTTCAAATCCCATAGGGCCTACCAAATCTGTGCTGGGAAGCATAGTCCAGTGAATCAGTGGTCTCTGATTCAATCCCCTAAACGTTAGGAATATTAATGCCTTTCTATCACTATCGCCGCGTAAGCGGTAACGTCTACGACGTATTCTTCGACAACGGCTGGGAAGACTGGTCACGTATCACTGTTGGCCCGAGCTATGCTCGTGTGGTCAGCGGTAACTGGGTATCCCCTAAGGTTCTCAAGGAACTCAACAACACCATCATGGGCCTGTGATGAGAGCACTTCGCATTGTCACCATGGTCACTGGCACCCTGCTCCTCATGTTCTCAATCTATGAGGGCATCCACAATGAGTGGGCCCACGCCACCTATGAACTGGTTCTCGGTATCCGGCTGCTTAAGGATTAATCATGAACTTCAAACCTTTCAATATTCATCGCTTCACGAATGACCCCAAGGTGCGTGGCATCAGGGGCTTTACCGCTGTAGTCGAGCCATCCGCTACTGATGAGCGTAAGGTTCGCGTGAGGATGGCGTTCTGCCAGTGGCGTGATATGTACTGCCGTAAGCTGGGCGTGCAGAAGGCACTAAATACCCCCTGTGTGGACTTCGAGTGTAACGCACGGGAAACCCTGGACAAGATCCAAGAACAGGTCGATCATAGGCCGTTGTCGGAGTTTAGCCTTCAGTGTTACATTGGTCTAGACTCCCACCTGTATAAGTACTTCTTCTAAATCATGGCAACCCACACTAAGTTTGTTCCCTATGCAATGAGTGAGTGGAAGAGAAGTGCTATCCAGAAGGGAGCGAGAGCGTCCCGTACTCGATCTGGGTTTGGGGCAACCTACATCCCGAAGCCTCCAGTAGATGGGTGGCCTCCCTTTACTGGGAATTATTCTGATTATGGCGTGAGGATGGCCCGGAAGTGAAGTCGCTGAGACTCAACAAGAAGGGAGAGACAATCCCTTCTGTTGTTAAACCACCATCGTATTCCTACGATGACGATGATAATGTGTGCAGCCAGTACACGCGGAGGGCATGGAATCCCCAAGTGCAACGTATCGTTGATGCTCGGGCATCAGGGTATGTGAGGAAGTTGGAGGATCTTCCTGATGACCTTGATGTGTCTGCTCGAAGCCCATTAGTAGTATTAACTCCAGAGAAACTTGCTGGGCAACGGCAAGCGAAGCTCCTATCCTTCATGGCCCAGAAGGGCCGATTCTCTGTTGGGGACTGGGTATGCGATATGTACCATGCCCCGGATGGGTCTACCCTAACCAAGTATGTGGTATACAATATTCTGCATATTGAGAGAAGACCGGAGCATGTCCTATGGAAGCAGGGGTACGCTGATCCCTATCCATTCCTGATGGCAGCAATCCCTCCTATGGCCACGAAGGATAGTACTGGGAAGTTCTTATTCCGGGGATTTATTAGATTCACTGATTTAAATGGGAAGAGGCATCTAACAGTTAACGAAATTAAAAGACTGGTGGAAAAGGATGATATCGTACCGGATTATCTCAAACAGATCAAAGCAGCCTTTGAAGCCGGCAGCCTTGATGTCAGTTGAAGAGCGAAAACTATTTGCAATTCAGCGACAGTTAAAGCATTTGTGTTTCGAGGTTGGCGATACGGTGCAGGCCAAGGGAACCAATAAGATAGGCGTTATCGTCTATATCTCCAAGGAACCTACAGAGTGTGCCTGGAAGGGTGAAAGCCCTTTGTTTATCTGTGTAAGTTATGAAGAAGATGCTTTGTGGCATCATCCCAAATCACTTAAGAAAGTTAAAGCATGAATCGATTCGGATTTATTATTGTCCCTGAGAAGGGGAACACCCGCAGTGTTACTGGGTTGGCTGTTGAGAATGGTCTCCAATGTAACCCGGAGACTACCCCTAACGGGCTGCCTATTGCCGCGTGGTTCATCCGCAGTGACAATCGTGACGCTGAGATGGATGCCTATGCACGGCAGTATCCTGGGATTACGTTGGCTAAGGTAGAGATCACTGAGGGTATTAGTTATCCTCCAGCTCAGCGTGCCTCCAAGTTCAGCTTCTCGGAAAAGGGAAAGATCCCTCTATAATGACTAAGAAACATACGCGTATTGTCGCCGCCTTATACAACGAGATTCACCCGTTCCATACCCTGCCGGGAGCAGAGGACTTTGCTATTGTCAAATATCCGGAACAATTGACGGAGAGGGATGTTCTAATCTTGCATGGTGGGGAGGATATCCACCCTAGTCTGTACAAGAAGGGTCGATCACAGTACAGCCATACGTATCGGGATGCTGAGGGTCCCAGCCAGCGTGATGCTGCTGAGTGGGCCTTGATCCAAGAAGCTGTGAAGCTTGGTGTCCCGATCATCGGTATCTGTCGTGGTGCCCAGATGCTCTGCGCTGCCGCTGGAGGAACTCTCTATCAGCATGTGGATAACCATGCGGGGGGTGGGCACGACATTACAACTATTAATGGGGAAACTCTTCGAGTTAATAGTCTCCATCATCAGATGATGAATCCTACTGGAACCAAGCATGAGCTACTTGCCTGGAGTTCTGAGAAGCGTAGTGAACGCCACTTTGATGTGGATGAGATTGTCCCTGTGGATGTAGAACCAGAGCTGGTATTATTCCCGGAGTTGAAGGCAATTGCTGCTCAATGGCACCCGGAAATGATGCGGGAAGATGCTCCTGCCACCAAGTATATCATCAAACATCTGGAGCAATTCCTGTGACTCCCTTTGATGCATACACCATTGGCTTCGCTAACTGCTGTGGAGCACAGTATTCCAGTCCTAATCCTTTTGGGGTATCTCTCCGGTTTGATACGCCGTTTGAGGATCTCAATGATCCTTGTGCTCTGTTGGATCAGATCACTACAAGCGTAGGGCCTATCTATTTCAAATTCCGCAAAGCGCTTGGAAATTGGGCGCGGGGACGTGATGCCGGGAGCCCTTCTAAAGAAAATACTAAGATTTACCATGGTCCTATGCAGGATGTTCTTCCCCCTTCCTCCTATGCTACTAATGATCCTCGAGGGGCGGTTAGATTCTCCTTTCTGAAGCCGAAAGTGAATGTAGGGGTACTTATCGCTAAGGACTACGAGACTTACTACAAATGGTATATAGATACTCCATCGGGGAAGAGAGATCTAGCACGTACTTATGCTCCTTCATATAAAGGAAAGACTCCATTTACATTCCAAGATATGTGGGATATGAATATTAAGGATTACTCAGTTCAGCTCCCAATGTTGCGAGAAGGGCTAGGGGACGCCCTGGTATATGAGAGTGAGTACTTCTTTAATGCGAATCACCCCGAACAAATTATCCCCACGTTGAAGTTGTTTGTGTTCGATTACGGTAACAAGGAAACGAAATGAAATTCATGCTTGGTTGTGATCCTGAATTGTTCTTGACCCGTGAGGGTTCTCTCCATAGCGCCATCGATACTTGGGGTGGCACCAAAGACCAGCCCCGCCCTCTGGAAGAACTTGGTGAGGGCTTCGCTGTACAGGAAGATAATGTGGCCCTGGAATTCAATATCCCGCCGTCGGCGTCCAGCCAAGAGTTCCAAGAGAACGTCAATAGGATTGTTAACTACTTGGCAGAGAACTCGAAGAACCAATTCGGTCTGCTGTTCAGTCAACTGTCTGCTGGAGAATTCCCTGTTGAACAGCTGATGGACATCCGCGCCATGGAATTCGGGTGTGATCCGGATTACAATGCATGGACGGGTAAGAAGAACCCTCGTCCGGAAGCTCCTAATCCCCTGTTCCGTTCTGCTGGTGGCCATGTCCACGTGGGTATTGAGCATCTGTCCAAGCGGGATGCACGTCGCCTTGGACAGCTGATGGATCTTCACCTCGGTGTTCCATCACTACTGATCGACAAGGGAGAGGAGCGTAAGAAGCTCTATGGCAAGGCCGGTGCAATGCGCTACAAGCCCTACGGCATGGAGTACAGAGTTCTCTCGAACTTCTGGATCTTCTCCCCGTCGTACCAGCAATGGGTGTGGAACTCCACTGAACGTGCGATCCATGATCTGGAAATGGGTAGAGACATTGGACATATGGACGATCTTCTGATCGGCACCATTAATAACAATAATAAGAAGGTGGCTGCTGAGCTGGTTGCAGAACATCATCTGTTGATGGCATGATTGTAGCAGACATTACCTCCCACGGCAACCGCGAATTTAGAAATAGATACGTAGGTACTGTGGGACTCCTGACTTCTTCGTCAGGAAAGAAAATTCCTGTGATGATTTCAGGTTCTAATGAGGCAGTAACAGAAGTAACTGACTTTTTAGGGAACAGATATCAACTTCTCTCAGACAAGGGAAACACCCTGGAATTTACACAAGTGAAGAGTCAGTGGTATCAACCTGATCCTCACCACATTATCTATACTTGCCGTAAGGCAGAAAGACAATGGAAACGAGGGATGAGCCCGGACAATACAGAAATGTATTATCCAGAGGATGGAGTTATCCTTTCGTGCCAAGTAACCAGTCAAAGAATTGGGCAAATCTGGTATCCAAACCCAGAAGCCGTTATGTTCGCGGATATTGACGAGGGTAGCTGTGGTCTGTGGTCAAAGGACTTTGCCTACCATGATGGGCATGTCTTCGCTCGAAACATCAGGATCGGGACGGTCGATCACGAAGGCAAGATGATCCTTCTGGACAATGATCTTTTTCTACAAGAATTACAGGATGCAGTCCGGCGGAAGAATACCAATTACCAAGTGAATGCTAAATGACAACTGTTGCTGAGACTTTTGGACTGAGGCCGCCAAAGAGGTTTCAAACCTCAAAGATCATGTTAACTCCACAAACCGGGGTTGATATAGATCTTTTGTACGGTGTAGAGCTGGAAATCGAGGGGCTTGACAGCGACATTGATCGCCGGGCGGCTAGAGTTGTTACCGGGATAAACTACCATGAGGATGGTAGCCTGAGAAATAACGGAGGGGAGTACGTGACTCTTCCGATGGATCACAGACACCTGGTGTATGTGTTGAATCAGTTCTTCATGAAGAACAAACTGACGGGAGATAACTACTCTGAAAGAACGTCAGTCCATATTCATGCCAACTGTCAAGATCTGACTATGGAACAGCTCCGGTTGGTGCTGACTCTGTATCAGATTATGGAGAGAGTCCTCTTTAATTTTATTAAAGATGGACGTGAAGATAATATCTTCTGTGTGCCGTGGTCTGAATGTCTTTTGGGATCCCAAGGATTCCATGACATCAACTCCTTGACGAATAAGATCAATCGCTGGAAGAAGTACACCGCTCTGAACCTTCTTCCTCTGCGTACTCAGGGGACGATTGAGTTCCGTCATATGGCTGGGACTCCGGATCTAGATCGCATCATGACCTGGGCAGACATCATCGGGAGTCTGTTTAAGTTCGCTCGGACTGAGAAGTACGATGATGTTATCGGGCGGTTCATGAAACTGAATACTTCATCCGAGTATGAAAACTTCATGCAGAAACTCTTTGATGAGAAGCTCTACAACATCCTTGCGGTAGGCAACTATCGTGAGTTGTTAGAGGAGGGTATCATTGGGATGAAGGTGATGTTATCCACTCCCTCTGATTACCGCAGTAAGACTGCTAAAAAGAGGACTCTCTCAGATCTTCTGACGGAGAATCTACAACGGGCAGAGGTTAATCCTGTCGCAGAAATCCGGTGGGATGATGAAGATATAGTGGAGCCCCCTCCACCAATTACTTTCCAGGGTGCCGCTGCTGCACAAGCTGCACAAGAAAGGGTGAATCAGCTCGGCTGGATCGTCGCCGACCGTCCCCAGGCTATTAATCCTAATCCTGCTGCCGATATCCCTCAATGGCAAACTCAAATTATCAATATGAGAATGGCAAATAGTCGTATTGATTCTGCCCCTAGACAAGCTCCCCCCCGGCCCGCAGGCCCCCCTAGAACGAGAGGTTTTTAAATGTGTGGTCTAGTCGCTATTGTTGCAAAGAATCAAAACGGGTTCAACCGAGAGCAAATCAAAGCTTTGGAAGAAATGGTGTATATCAACGCTCTTAGGGGTGTTGATTCCACTGGCGTGTTCTACGTCACCAATACTGGTGATGTGCAAACTCACAAGGAAGCAATTGAATCCAGCAAGTTCCTGAAGTCAGAGGAATGGAAGGCAACTAACTCTGAGCTGTGGTCTAAGGGTAAGGCGGCTGTGGTCCATTGCCGCGCTGCTACCCGGGGTATCAAGACGGATGAAAATGCCCATCCCTTCGTGGTTGACGACCGCATTGTGCTAGTACATAATGGTACTTTGTGGGGAGACCATAAGAAGCACGCTGATGTGGATGTAGACAGTCATGCCATCGCTCACGTCCTGGCCGAAGAACCAGATATCGCTACAGCACTTAAGAAGATTAATGGTGCCTATGCGCTGATCTGGTATGACCTCCAGAATCGCAATCTTCATATGATCCGCAACAAGGAACGTCCGTTGTGGATTGGAGAAGCGGTTGACGGGACGATCATGGCTGCCAGCGAGCAGGGCTTCATTTGGTTGACTGCTAGCCGTAATGGAATCAAGATGAAGGAGAATGGTGTTTACCCTCTTCCTGAGTACCATCTTGCCACCATCAATCTGGACACTTATGATATCAAGATCCAATCCCAGGAGATTGATGCTAAGTGGGTCTTCACTCCTCCAGTGACGGAGGTCAAGAAAGATACCGCCCCTTTTCAGACGACAGAGGAGACGGAAAAATCGGAGGTGAAGACTGCATCTACCCCGCCTGCTCTTGCATTCAACAAGGATGCGTGTGCTTACGAGAGTGGGACGGGTACTCCCTCTAAGTACAAGTTTCCACTTGATGTGGCAGAGGACCTGGAAATAGGTCTCTGGACTCCTGAAGGGGATAACTGGAATTTTAGAAACTTTGCATACGCTCATGATAAGATCTGGGTTGAGCCTATGGACTATGCTCCTGCATTCACTGGGAAGAAGGGACATACTTATCATTTGTTTGGCACTATTATCAGTACCAATAAGAAAATTAATGGTATGATTGCTACTTGGACGGTAGAATCAGATAATGAGATCGAAGTGGTGAATATGTCCACCTTCCCTTACCTGGAAGCCAAGATCGAGTATGCTATTGGTAGACCCACTGAGTCTGTGAATCCGAAGGGACCTCAGACCGCTCTGTGGAAGGTGTATGAGGTTAAGAAGTGTGCCTCACTTAACGTGGATATGATTCAATGAAACCTTTCTATATCGTTGTGAATCCTGTTGGGAGCAAGTTCGCTAAGTCCCTTCAGGGGGCTGTTCAGAAGTTAGTTGTTCAACGTGTCCTTCGTGTTCGTAATCCTCGTGCCAATCGTCAAAACTTCCTGGTAACTCCCAATGTCCTCGACAAGATCAGACAATTCCAAGCCTTTGAACGAGACGGAGTTAGCATCCCTGAATTTACTACGGAAGCAAACAATATCAAAGGCTTTACTAGCAAGACAGTATTTGCTAGAACACTCATCAACTCTACTAATGGACGCGGCATCGTGGAGTTCGAGAGAGATAGAGATGGTGAAGTGCCTCGAGCACCTCTGTACGTCAGTTATATCCCTAAGAAAGCAGAGTTCCGAGCCCACGTCTTCGGTGGAAAAGTAATTGACATCCAGCAGAAGCGGAAGAAGAGAGGATTCGATGACGAACGTAATACTCGTATCCGCAATCTTCATAATGGCTATATTTATAGTCGTGAGGGGATCACGCCACCGGAAGATCTCCAAGGCCAAGCGACTAGAGCGGTTGCTGCATGCCGATATCAGTATGGTGCAGTTGACATTATCTGGAATGAAAAACAGAACAAAAGTTACGTACTGGAAGTAAATAGTCGCCCGGGTCTTATGGGAACTACTGTTGAACGGTATGCTGATGCTATCGTGGAAATGTTTAATCTAAAGAGGAAGTGATGATATCCGTTTTGGCTGCAAATGGTAGAGACACACAGGCATTAGGTACTGGTATCAGAGGTGCTTGTGGTTGTTGTGGTGCTGGGGCAGCTAACCATCAGCTTTCTCGTAAATGGAAGAACCAGTATGGGGAGGGGGTTACCCTAAACCAAAAGATTAATCCTGTTGGTCAGAATAGATATGGGATCTTGCTGATTGGTGGTAAGGCGGGAGAAGCTGGGGTCTTCGATAAAATTAGGGTCGATCACGTGAAGACCAAAAATGGAATGCTTACTGTGTCTGTCATGGAGAAATGGTAATGGCTTTAGTTACCTGTAGAGTTAGTGATGCTGTTACTACCGATTGGAACACGGCTGGCAGGCCTTACATCCTTAACAAGAGTTTAAAGAAAGAACATACTTATATTGTAGTTCTGTCTCCTACACAAGATAGGCAGATGAAAGTTCTGACTACCCATAAAAAGGTAAATGTTCTATTCCAGTCTAATAAGGCTGTGAATAAAACCGTAGGACACGGGATTACTCCAAGAAACACTGTTGTAGTGTTTGAACTGAAATGATTAGACAACCAGCACATAAGAATATTAATAACCCACCCGGACAGATTGTGAACAAGATCACCAAGATTGATGGAACTCTCCAGGACTACTTAGATCGCAAGGGCTATGCAGAACCCAAGAAGAAGTTTACGTTTGAGGAGTGGTGGAGAGAAACAGGCCAGTGGATTGGTCATCGAACTAATGTGGAAGCTACTAAAGCAGCTTGGAATGCTGGACAGGAGAACAAGTAATGCTAAATACCTTAGGTGAGATTTGTGAGGGGATTCTAATGGTTTTTGGCACTGTTGGATTTTGTGTACTACTTGGAGCTGGTCTCTACTGGATTATCTGGGATAAAGAATGAGGTGTTCTTGTTGTAATCGAAATCTAAGTGACTGGGAAACCACTGCCAAGCATGCTGAGACTGGTGCCTATCTGGACACCTGTACTGGCTGTTTGAAGGGCTCTGGTATTCCTGTAGACTCCCGTAAGGATTTAGATCCTCATGATGCCGTCGAGGAAGATGAGTGGTACGGTGATGATGAGGAGCAAGAGGAATGAGTTTGCATACTGTTTATCAGGACTATGAAGTAGATGGTGACGGCCGAGCCCTCTCTCCCAGAGTTCTGTTTAATAGGAATCTTCCAGTAGAGGATGGTACTAGGATCTGTAGTTGTTGTGGTGCTATTGCTTACACCGAAGATACCCAACATCTAGACAAGACGGACTACTACGCCACCTTAGATAATTATGTTGGCATCAAAGCTCCTTGGCCCGGGATCATTATTGCTGATGGTAAAGTAGGGGAAGAGGAGGATGATCAGTACACGATTAATCATATTAATTGTAAAGCTGGTGTTCTTACGGTCTCTATTCAGAACTGGTATCATGGTGATTGGAAAGATGGTCTTAGGCCTGAAGAAGATGAAGAAGATTATGACAACCCCTTTTAAATTTGTTACTTTATCAACTGGCCAGATAGTCAGAAATAATTGGGTGCCTGAGCGATGGCGTCCGGATTCTGTACTAAATGAAACATATATCAACAATGAGGACACTTTCGTTGTTATATGTGGGCCAGACCAAACTAGAGTTCTAAACTTCTTGAAAAAATGTCCTGAGTTAAACGTTCTGTTCGTCAGCAAGCCCGCTATCAATAGATCCCCTAACCATAACACTGGCCCCCGTAATACGGTGGTCGTCTTTGAAAAGAAATGAAAACAGTTTTCCTCATTTTGGATAAAAAGAATACTCCGATCAGTATATCATTGGTTAAACCAGGAAAGTTGCTATCCATATCTGGTAGACCTAAATATGCATTAAAGCCAGGAGAAACTTATGTGGTGGTCCAACTTAAATATGGACAAACTATTGATGCATACGGATATTAAGGTTAGATGAGTGGTCAATTTCTTAGATATGCTCCATGTCCCCGTTGTCGTGAACGTGGTAAAGACTCGAAAGGGGATAACCTCGCGGAGTACAAAGATGGGTCAGCTCATTGCTTCGCATGTGCTCTCCACACGTTCCCCGCCATCACTGATATATGGAAAAAGAAAGACCCGGAGCTAGAAGATAATAGAATTAAAAGGGTAATCCCTCATGACTTCACAACGGAAGTACCAGCAAGATGCTGGCAATGGCTACTACAGTTTGGTCTACCATACTCCTACTGGCTCCCTATCGTGGGATGGAGCGAAAGCACCCAGAGACTTGTCTTTCGGGTGGGGAGCCCTGTCTGGTGCTCCGTGGGCCGCATCCTCGGCTCCGTGGGGCCTGATGGAGATATGGGAAGAAAATGGAATGTATTCGGTGATTCACATGCGGGAGTGGAGATTCTTGGGAAGACAAACCAGGGGCCAATATCTCTTGTGGAGGATATACTTTCCGCGCACAAAGTTGCACAAGTAACTCAAACAATACCTCTGTTTGGAACTAGAATATATCCAAAGACCATTAAGTATTTAAGAGAACAAGGTAAACCTATTATAGTATGGCTGGACAAGGATCAGGAAGATACTATGCCAGCAGTATGTACTAGGTTAGGATTATTAACTGGTTGCCCAGTTAGGTATATTACTACGGATAAAGATCCAAAGTTCTATACTGCGTCAGAGATTCAAGAACTGTTGAAGGACGATCATGGCTAAGAAAGTAGATGCTTCTGTTGAATCCGTAGAAGTGAAGGCGACTGAGGTCACTACAGTGCCCAGTAAGGCCTTCAGAAGCCTCCAGGATCGCTTCCAGAGGTATGACCTAGGGGTGTGTGGCACCGCAGAGGTTATGATGGCTCTGAGAGCGTTTTTCAAAGAAGTGCAAAAAGACGCTTGACAAATGAGCAGGACTGTGCTACAATAGATGCTTAATACATAAAAGCATTAAGCATTAAAGAGAAGTATATATATAATATTATTAAAGGAGTATATAATATATCCTGAATTATCAATACTAAGTCTCTTAGTTAAAAAAGAACTGTATAATAAATACAATGATATTGTAGATAGAAAGTATATTAAAGAGAATCTAAGAGAACTTGAATATATATATATTGCATTAGATTCTCTGCATAATATTACAACAGGAGATATTACTCTACAAGAACTGCAAACGTACTTCTGGACGAAGTACAAGTCTGCAGACAAAGATATTTACGAAGATCTCTTTTCGAGAATCTTCAATACTGCTGTATCAGAAGATACTGGTGTTAAGATCCTACAGGATATCCTGTTTAGGAAAGCTGCTCTAGGATTATCAGAGCAAGCATATAAGGTTTCTAATGGTTCTGCTGACGTAGAATCCCTGCAATCCCACCTGGATATTCTGCAAGGGAAACAGTCTACCGTTCTGTCAGACCTGGATCCTATCTCTACAAACTTGGAAGAGTTACTACAAGATGTCTACAAAAGACCAGGACTCCGATGGAGACTTAATTCTCTTAACAAAAGTCTCGGATCTCTCCGAGCTGGCGACTTTGGGTTCATATTCGCTAGACCTGAAACAGGAAAAACTACGTTTCTTGCTTCAGAAGTCTCTAATTTCCTGGGACAAAGCGAACATCCTATTTGCTGGTTTAACAATGAGGAACAGGGACAGAAAGTAATTCTTCGTGTCTATCAAGCCTACTTTGGCGTAACACTTGAACAACTACTATCAAACGTAAAGAAGTATCAGGATGAATTCACAAGAGTTACTGGAGGAAGACTTAAATTCTTTGATTCAGCCGCTATATCTAGAACTCAGGTCGAGAGGCTTATTGGGATTTACAAGCCGAGACTGGTTGTGTATGACCAAGCTGACAAGATCAAGGGTTTTGCTGCAGATCGTGAAGACCTTAGGCTTGGAGCGATCTACCAATGGCAAAGAGAACTTGCTAAAAACAATCACTCTGTTATCGCAGTCTGTCAAGCAGATGGACAAGCTGAAGGACAGAAGTGGTTAAACATGGACCACGTTGCAAATGCTAAAACTGCTAAACAAGCTGAGGCTGACTACATTATCGGAATTGGAAAGATTCATGATTCTGCGGCCGAAGCTGTACGATTTCTTAATGTTTCAAAGAACAAACTCATGGGCGATTCCGATTCAAACCCAGCCATGCGCCATGCGCGTATTGAGTGTATGATTGAAGCTGAGATTGCACGATATCAGGATGTGATGAAGTATGACTGATAATATTGTTTGGTCTGAAGATGATGCTAGGGATTACATTAGAAAGCATGCTAGTAAGTGGAATCTAGAGCACGAATGTTTCTCTTGTTTTGACTCTGATGTAGAAGCGGCTAGACGTAGGGGAGAAATCCCAGACTATAGTAGGTTGGCAAACGATGCTCTTTATGAATGGGATATTTGATGACTGAAGGACGTAAGAAGTGTTTCGATGCTTTGGACAAGCTCTCTGAAATGGGAGAATGGCATGCTAAGTTCGCCTATGACACTAGGAAATACATCGTGTCCCTGGAGGACTATATCAAGGAAGTAGAAGCTGATTATGATGAACACTACACCAAGAACAATTACGGAGGAAGTGATTGATCATTGGATTCGATGTTGAAACTACTACTATAGAAAAGGGCCATGTACATCATCCTGATAATTTCCTTGTTAGTTATAGTATTGCAGAATCTGATTCAGCTACAACTTTCCATTACTACAAAGACCCTGATTTTCTGGATTATCTGGTGGAGCGGTTTAGGACTTGCACTGAGCTTGTTGGGTTTAACCTTAAATTTGATATTCAATGGTTGATGCGAAATGGGGTTAGCATACCGAAGGGAGTCAGGATATATGATGTTGCCCTTGCGGAGCAGATTCTTACTGCGCAACAGGCGCAAATGGTTAGCTTCAATGAGGTCCTCGAAAGCTATGGTATCCCACAGAAGCTTGACGTTGTTAAGAGTTACTGGGAAGCTGGTATATCTACTGAAGATATCCCGGTTAAGATAGTAGAGGAATATAACAATGACGATTCAGAGAAACCGTTGCTTGTGCGACAAATTCAACAGAGCCTACTCTCTGAGAGGCAGTTGTCGCTCGTATATCAGCAAGGATGGGACTTGCTCACTCTTGCCAGAACAGAACTCAATGGAGTCAAATTCAACAGAGAAAGAGCCGAGGACGATCATAAAAAGTACAGCCAGGAGTTACAGGAAACAGAAAACCTTCTCCACCGATATCTTCCTGTGGATTTCCCTCATAGGGATGTCAGTTTTAATTGGGATTCCGGCGATCAGTTGTCTGCTCTCCTATATGGTGGGACGATAACGTATGACTACTCTATACCTGAGAACAGGGTATATGGGCCGAAAGCGCAGAATCCTGGTGAAGCTTATATCTATAATCGTTGGCATCAACATGTTGTTGAATTTCCTAGACGATTTGATCCTCTCCCAAGAAGTGAAGTAAAGAAGACCAAGGATGATGTTAATTCTGTTAATCGTTTCTATAGTGTTGACGATCCAACTCTACGCCAGTTACGGACTCGTAATGCTGACAATCGTAAACTACTCGAAGCCCTTACACGAAAAGCTAAACTTTCTAAAGTCGTGGAAACCTTTGATGGTTTGTTTTCTCGTATCACTAAGTTTCAATGGGGTGATTATTTACACGGGCAGTATAATCAAAATGTGGCACGTACTGGCAGGCTGAGTTCCAGCAATCCAAATATGCAGAATGCCCCTGAGGAAGTAGATGTTTGTTTAGAGTCGAGGTATGACTAGTGTTGGTGCAAGGCGATGTTAAGGGCCTTGAAGTTGTAGGAGCAGCAGAGTTATCCCGTGACCCGGTTCTATGTAAAGAGATTATTGATAAGGTAGATATTCATGCAGCAAACCAAAAGACTTTCAAACTACCAGATGGTGAGGCTGGCCGCCTCATTGCTAAGATTTTCAAGTTCAGACTTATCTACGGTGGGTCAGCGTATTCCTACGCCAATGATCCTGATTTTACAGCAGTATCTACTAGCCAGAAATACTGGCAAGGAGTAATTGATGCCTACTACGATAAATATAGAGGAATCAGAGCCTGGCATGATGGTTTATTGGAAACTGTTAGACGTACAGGATTTATTGAGATTCCTTCAGGTCGCGTGTTTCGTTTCGAGCCTAGACAATCATGGAAAGGACTTGACTGGCCTCTTACCACAATTAAAAACTATCCAGTTCAGGGTCTCGGAGCTGATCTCGTTATGCTCGCAAGAATCGAGTTAATGAGATTAATTGAGGAATCAGGACTAGAGGCTCTACTTGTAATGACCGTGCATGACTCATTAGTGCTTGACACACCGAGCAAAAACGTGTATAATATATGTAAGCTGGTAAATCAAGTAGTTGAATCAGTGCCAAGATTATGTAAAGAGAATTGGGATTATGACTTCAGTCTTCCCATGACGTGTGAAATGAAGGTGGGTAGAACCATCGGTACTTTAGAAAAAATCTGAGGAGATTATGCAAGTTATTTTCAATGAAGTTAGTTATCTGGATCAATCCAAGGGTAAGGCAAGCTGGCAGGTCGCCAACATTGTTTACTCTGAGAATGGCTCCAACAAGAAGACTCGTCTCATGAGCTTTGGTGATGGTGCTGCAGCCTTTGCTGCCATCCGTTCTCTGAATCCTGGTGATGCCATCGAGGTGGAAACCAAGAAGAACGGGGACTTCATTAACTGGGTTGGAGTCAAGAAGGTTGAAGGTGGTACTGCTCCTGTTAAGCAGACTGGTGGCTATATTACTGGTAAGAGCACTGGTACTTGGGAGACCCCTGAGGAGCGTGCCAAGAAGCAGGTGTATATCATCAAGCAGAGTTGCCTCGCGCAAGCTGTAGCAGTGATTGGCTCTAAGAGTGATGGTGATGCAGGTGTTTACACTGGCCTTGCACAGCAGTTCGTTGATTGGGTGATGGAAGAGCCTAGGCTTCCTCCGTTCTCTGATATGGAAGATGATGACATCAGTTTCTAATGAAATCTTGTTATAAATGCAAACAAGAAAAGGATTTAGAGCAATTCCATAAACATCCAGGTATGTCTGACGGGCATCTAAATAAATGTAAAGTGTGTGCTAGACAGGATGCAATTCAATATAGGCTTACTAAACTAGAGTTTTGGCGAGAGCACGATAGACAAAGAGGTTCCCGCCAATCTATAGAATATATAAGAAAATATAGGGAACGTTTTCCAAAGAAATATGTAGCTCACAACCTAATTAATAATTATATTAGGGATGGAAAAATTATTAAGATGCCTTGTGAAATCTGTGGAAATACACAATCACAGGCTCACCACGATGATTATGACCTGCCCTTAGAAGTTAGGTGGTTATGTTCTGAACACCATCATGCATGGCACATGGTGAATGGTGAAGGACAACACGCTAAGTGACTGCTAGAAAGAATAATCCAAAGACAGAATGGGCACGTAAACCAAACTGTGTGCCAGGAACTGGCGCCGGCAATAAATATGATTTCACAACCCACCTTAAGAAAGTGGGTGATTTCATAGAGACGTATCCAATGCCTTATGAAGATGTTATGAAGGTCAAGTATGCAGCTTATATCTGGGCTTATCGCCATAAGTGTAGGGTGCGTACTGAGATCATGTATTACAACGAGGGCTGGGCTCTCCACATTGAAATAACTAACCACAGACGATGATCACTGCTATTGTTATAGTTTTATTTATAGTTATTGGATTGGCTCTCACAAGTCCACATACTGGCCATGACCCAATGGATTACGAATGAATGCAATTTTAGATGCTGATAGCTATGCTTTCAGGTGTGCAGTAGTGTCAGAGGATGTTGACTTGTTCATTGCCGCAGCGCGGCTGGATGAAATGATCAACAATACTCTGGATGCTGTAGAAGCTAAAGAGTATGCTCTGATCCTGTCAGGAAAGAATAATTTTAGATATGGTATCAGATCTGATTACAAGCAGAACAGGGATGATAAGGCTCGTCCTAGATGGGAACAAGCTCTCAAACAGCATGTTATTGACCAATGGGAAGGTATCGTTGCTGAAGGGATGGAAGGGGATGATGGCTGTGGTATTGCCCAATATGAAACTGGATGCAAGTCGATCCTATGTCATCAGGACAAGGACCTCAACCAGCTAGAAGGATGGCATTACAACTTCGTCAAGAAGGAAAAGTACTTCATCACTCCTGAAGATGGGATGCGTTTCTTCTGGTATCAGATGCTGGTAGGGGATCGTATCGATAACCTCCCCGGTATCCATGGCATCGGCCCTAAGAAGGCAGATGGTATCCTGTATGGGAAGACTCCTGTTGAAATGATGCAGGCAGTTAGAGAACTGTATCCTGATGATGAAGAGTTTGAATCCCAAGCATCGTGCTTCTGGATTCTTAGACACAAGAATAAGTCGTGGAAGGATTATATTGAAACCGGCATCAGCCAAAGCGAAGGGGCGTAATGCCCAGAAATATGTAAGGGACAAGCTACTTGAACTATTTACCTCTCTCACCCCTGACGACGTGCGTAGTACCTCTATGGGAGCAGGTGGAGAGGACGTGCAGTTGTCAGCAGCCGCCAGACAACTCATTCCCTACCAGATTGAAGTCAAGAATAAAGCAACTAGTCAGATCCATACCTACTATGATCAAGCAAAGTCCCATGGGACACACGAGCCCTTGGTCGTTGTTCACAGAGATCGTGGTGTATGGCTTGCTGTTGTCACTCTTGATCATTTCCTACAACTACTAAAGAATAATAAAAACAATAATGAAGGTACTTGAAATCTACATCCCTAAAGAGGATGGTTCCGTTGAAGTTAAGACTGAGTTCTCTGCTAAAGAATTACAACTATTAATCCAACTTGGAGTGAATGTATCCTCCAGTATGGGTCTGGGCTCTTATCAGAAGTTCCTGAAGATGAGTGATGAGGAACAGGAAGAGTCTAATTGGACGGATGATTATCCTAGTGCGGATCTTAATGACTAAGATCGCTGTTATTCCCGATTGTCAGATTCGTCCAGGAGACGATACTGGATTCCTGAGAAAGATTGGACAATACTTAGAAGAGAAGGAACCTGATGTTATCGTTTGTATTGGCGACTTTGCGGACATGCCTAGTTTATCTAGTTATGATGTCGGTAAGAAATCGTTTGAGGGTAGACGGTATAGGGCGGACGTGGATGCAACGCATCGTGCTATGGAAAGTCTGCTCGATCCTCTTAGAGAGAGGCGTCGAAAGGATCGGGAAGGACATAGGCAACGTTACTCCCCAAGAATGGTGCTCACTCTTGGAAACCATGAAGAGCGAATACTTCGAGCAGTTAATAGCGACCCGAAGCTCGACGGCACGCTAGGGATTGAGGATCTAAGATATGAAGAGTTTGGCTGGGAGGTATACCCTTTCCTGCAGCCGGTTGTTATTGAAGGAGTGGCATTCTGCCATTACTTTACCTCTGGTCTCCTTGGTCGTCCTGCTGTGTCAGCCCAAAGCCAGTTAACAAAGAAGCATATGTCCTGTGTTGCAGGACACCAACAAGGATTACAAATTGCTACTGGGCATCGTGCTGATGGTTTGCGTCTTACTTCTATTATCGCCGGTTCTTGCTATGAACACGACGAAGACTATATGGGTCCCCAAGGTAATCGTCACTGGAGAGGGATTCTTATGCTCCACGCAGTCAAAGATGGAGAGTTCGACTTGATGCCTGTTTCTCTGGACTATCTTAATAGGAGATACAAGTGAGTGCTTTTGACACCCAAGTGGGTGGGGGACACTATGCTAAGTACGCTATCCAGCCTCTAGAATTTATTGTGAAGAATAAGATTGGATTCCTAGAGGGCAATGTTATCAAGTATGTAGTTCGCTGGAAGGACAAGGCCGGACTTGAGGACTTAAAGAAAGCTAGACACTATCTGGATATGCTGATTGAACTTGAGTCTAGTAAGACAGAGAATCCATTTGCAGCACAACAGGCTGGAGTAATAGGACAGGATAATGGATGGACAGAGCAAGTAAAGCAATACCAAATTTGGCGAGAAAAGAATGACTCCTAATCAATTACAAATGGATATTGAAGTTAAGACTGGTGCTTCGCTAAGTGATCAAATCAGAAAGTGCCGTGAGGGGGTTGTTCGTAACCCCTTTCAAGGGACTGATAAGAAGGTTCTGTTCGTCTGTAGCATGGGTATTCTCCGGAGTGCTACTGGTGCTAGGTTATATGCTGGTAAGTATAATACTAGAAGTGCTGGTACTTGGGATGATGCTCTTATCCCGCTTACTACGACTCTTCTGGCATGGGCTGACGAAATCGTGTTTATGAACCAGGAGAATTTCCTAGGAGCATTGAAAGTGATTCCAGAAGAATTATTTATAGATCTTAATTATAAGGTACTTGATATTCCTGACAATCATCCCCATATGCATCCTGAGTTGATTAAAGCCTTTGAGGAACAGTATGAACCACTGGCAAGATAATGCTATTAATGATGTCCGTTTGGAAAGAGATAGACAAGATGAAAAGTGGGGATCAAATCGTAATCTTTCCCAGCTATTCTGGTGTGCCATCCTAGGGGAAGAAGTTGGAGAAGTTAACAAAGCTGTCCTGGAACGGGACAGAGAGGGATATCGTGCAGAGCTGGTTCAAGTCGCTGCTGTCTGCGTTGCCGCAGTCGAAAATTATGACAGAGAGGAATATGTCAAAGCCAGAACTGCTAGAGAAGCTACGTGAGCTTGATCCAGTCTATCTTATTGAACTCCTAAACATTTCTTCTGATGAAATCGTTGATGAATTTCTGGATAAGGTAGATGAACGATTTCAATATATTCATAGACAATTAGAAGAACGTGATTAAAAATAGCAAGCAAGATGACTCTGGTCTGAGTAAGAACCACAGTCGTGATGTTAAGTACCGAATTAGAAAACAACAAGAAAGAGAAGCCAATGAACACCTTAAGAACTATCTGGAATACCCTGATGACGAAGATCGGCCTGAAGACCGCATCGATAGCCGCCCACTTTGAAGCTGTTGTGGCTTCTGATAAGCAAGCAGTTGAAGAAAAGGCTTCTGAAGTTAGTGATGCTATCAAACAGTATGTTCGGGATGAACTCGGTCGTTTTGCAAAGAAGGCAGAATAATTGATTGTCCAACGATTCAAAACTGACTTTGCTGAGCGAATCTTTAGAAACAAGTACGCGCAGGGACCATCAGATACTTGGGACGCTCTCGCTGAACGACTCGTTGATGATGTGTGCGGAACAAGAGGAGGTAAACTTACTGCACTCATGTCTGATGAAGATCGCAGAGATCTTACAGAACATATCAAGCAGATGCGGTTTCTCCCCGGAGGTCGTTATCTCTACTATGCGGGAAGACCCTACAAAGCGTATAATAACTGCTACCTTCTACGCGCAGAGGAGGACACCAGAGAAGAGTGGTCAGCAGTAACATGGCGGGCTATGTCCTGCCTAATGACTGGAGGAGGTATTGGCATTGACTACTCCAGACTCCGGCCTTCTGGGAAACCTCTATCAAGAACTGGAGGCGTCGCGTCAGGCCCTATTCCTCTCATGTCAGCTATTAATGAAATTGGAAGAAATGTCATGCAAGGTGGAAGTAGGCGCTCAGCGATCTATGCTTCACTTAATTGGCAACACGAGGACATTGCTGACTTCCTTAGAACGAAGAATTGGTCAGATGAGATAAAGAGACTGAAGGAGAAGGACTTCAACTTCCCTGCTCCTTTGGATATGACCAACATCAGCGTTAACTATGATGATGCTGCACTTGATCTTAGAGACTACGAGAAGAGAGGATCTAGACTAGCGGATAATCCAATCTTCTTACAGAACTGTAGACAGGCGATGGAGACAGGGGAGCCTGGATTCTCCTTTAACTTTGGAATGAAGCAGAATGAAACTCTTAGAAATGCTTGCACTGAGGTTACCTCTGAGGATGACTCAGATGTTTGCAACCTTGGCTCTATTAATCTTGGCAACATTAGGTCTATCGATGAGTTTTCTAGCGTGGTTGCTCTTGCTTCTAGGTTCCTGGTTTGCGGGACGCTTCGTGCAGATTTACCATATGACAAAGTTTACAAAGTCCGAGAGAAGAATCGTAGGCTTGGTCTTGGGCTCATGGGTATTCATGAATGGTTGCTGCAACGAGGCTACCAATACGAAGTAACTGATGAACTTAAACAATGGTTGGAAGTCTATCGTTCTGAAAGTGAGAGGTCTGCTAACGAACATTGCGACCGCTTCTATATTAGTCGTCCTGTTGCCTATAGAGCCATTGCTCCTACAGGAACTATCGGTATTCTTGCTTTAGTATATTGGAGCAAGTAAAATTGGGTGAATTGCTGGAACGCTAAAAACTATGTGGAAAATTCTTAAAGAGACTATTAAAAATAAAAGAACGTATTTAATAGTCGAGTGTTTGTGTGGTTATACAGGAGAGAGAAGAAAAGATTTTGTACTGTCTGGTAGAAGTACAGAATGTAAATCCTGTTCCGCAAAACACACCACTAAGAATACTTTCCAAAAGAATTCCTTCTTTAATAAGAATCACAAGGGAATTGGAATTCTTTCTAGAACTAAATTTGGTACTTATAAATTCGGTGCTAAGAAAAGAGATATCGAATTTAATATTTCTATAGAGGATGCTTATTCTGTTTGGACTGGTAAGTGTGCTTTGTCTGGTGTAATACTCGACAAAACTACTTTATCTTTAGACAGAATAGATTCCTCTTTGGGATATATTGTTGGAAATATTCAATGGGTCCATAAAGATATTAACTATATGAAACAGGAATTATCCGACTCTACTTTTATCAAATGGTGTTCATTAGTTCACGCCAATCAGCAGCCTAGCGCTACACGTAACTCAGAAGAGCCAGGGGTAGTGAAGGTTCAACGACTAGATGGTGAGGAAACAATAACCCATCCAAGAGCGCCCGACACCTATGAAGGTGATGATATAGTCTGAACTCATAGGAAACTATGAGAGCTAAGGGATAAAGAGCCCTTAGGTTAACAAATTGCAACTACTACTGGCATTGAACCTCTATTTGCTGTGGCCTACAAACGTAGATATCTCACGGAAGGTACGAAATGGAAGTATCAATACGTTGTGGACGCTACTGCTGATCGGCTTATTCGTGAATATGGGCTTAAGCCTGAGAACATTGATACTGCATATAAACTAAGTCATAACTATGAACAAAGAATCAGATTCCAAGCAGATGTACAAGATTACGTTGACATGTCAATCTCCTCAACAATTAACCTACCGGCGTGGGGGAGTAAGGGAAATGATTCCTCTAACGTCCAAGAATTTGCTGGAACACTTGCAAAATATGCTCCGCGCCTTAGGGGCTTTACCTGCTATCCAGATGGAAGTCGAGGAGGTCAACCCATCACCGAAGTCCCTTACGATGAGGCAGCGGGGAAGTCTGGAATTGAGTACGTCGAACACGACGTCTGTGATATTACCGGTCATGGAGGATCGTGCGGTGTATGAATATTGGGATGATTATTTTAGAACTTATGGATATCCTGGAGGCTAAATAACTACTGTAGCAATTAACCATCGTTCAATGGCCTGTGATACTGCATATACCCACTCTAGTGGGATGCAGTTCAAAGGAGGCCCCAAGATGTTGGTTCTAGAAAAAGAAGTGGCTAAAGCTCTCTTCCAAGAGAAGAAAGCCATCATTGGTGGATGTGGTAATGCCGAAGCCTTAGGTGCCGCCTGGGCTTGGCTAGGAACTCTGGAGGGGAAACCTCCTAAGACTAAGGAAGCAGAATATGTGGCTCTTGTGGGTAGTAAGCGGATTTACACTAGCAGCAATCTTATCAATTGGGTTTGGGTGGATAAACCTTATTATGCTATCGGCAGCGGCATGCACTTTGCTCTGGGTGCTATGGCTGGAGGAAAATCAGCCGTACAGGCAGTGAAAGTAGCTATTGAGTTTGATCCTAGTTCAAACTATGATGTGATTGAGTACAAGGTATGAAAAGTATTATAGGTAGAAAACTAGCTTGGAATACCACTCCAGATAATCCCTACGTGGTGCATGCAATTGGAGTCAAAGAGGAATGTGGCCGTGTTCCTACTTGGTGTTCCTCTGCTGACCAGTGCTGGAATCTTTTTATGAATGAACTTCTAGCCCAGATAAAGGATAATAAAGATAAGAATATCATTTGGAGAAGATTTCCAGAAGTATCTGAACATAAGTTTAAAGATGAACTGGATGAGCCGCTTACATTATGGAAGATAACCGCTAGATACTGTTTTGAGTAAAAAGAAAGCCCCTGGTCTTTGCGGACACAGGGGCTTTTTGTTATGTAATTACTTTACATGCTCGTTGATAGAGTTCTTGACGATTTACCATTCCATTTACACCACCATTAATACGCCGTGTCAGACCAACAAAATCATCCTTATCACAATATGAGTTCAGATTATTATTCAACCAGAACCACGCCGCAGATTCCGTGGCAGCATCGTACTGCGACAGTAACTTCGGTTGATCTAGCAGGGGAAGGTCGAGTGCTAATCCACACAGAGCATAGTTGTTCCGCCCAGTTAGTTGGATCAGACCTCTTCCTTTATAGCGAACACCATCCCCAGGTTGGGTATTACCCAGATCCTTTCGGTTCTCGTATGCAATACCAGATGCAAGCTCTTCTGTGTACCTTAACTCCGCACTCTCATGCCCTACTTGGGCCAGGAACATACGAATTCTGGGCACGGTATCAATCGAATACTTGTCCAAACACTTCTGTAAGAGAGGTAAATATATATCGATGCGTTGCTGAGAACAGTGAGAATAAATGAACTGTAGCTGTTCCTTACTGAGCATTCAATCTCCTAACCTTAAGTAATGTAGCCATGCTGTCGGAACGAACCTTATCTCTTTGTTCAGGAGTGTACATCCGATCATTGATAGCTTCGTTAAGAGCCTTCTCCAATAGCTTGTCATCAGGGATTAGCTGAAGAGCTGCTGTAGCATACTTCCTGGTTCCTTCAGAGTCTTTATCCATCATCTTGGTAACCATCTGAGCTAGGATACCTTTCTCTGCAGACATCATACGAGTTTGCTCATCATTATTAATGTGTCGAAGTTGTCTAGTGCGATACTCTTCATTAGAAGTTAATCCGAATTGACGGATCTTTTCATCTGCAGGAGTTCTCTTGTAATCAGTCCCAACATCGTTGATATCTCCTGCTTTTCTATAGGACATGGTTCCATCAGGATTACGACCAGTAGAAGAATTTTCATTCTTGTTTTTGAAGTCATCTAAATGGGTTTCCATCTGTCCTTTGATCAGCGGAGGAGAATTAACCCAAGCAGCCTGTTCAGCATTACGCTTAGTAGGATGCAGGAGAGCAGTACCAGCAGAGGCCCATTCACGAATCTCTTGGGGGGCGGCCGCAATCTGTTGGGTGGGATGCTCAGGATCAAGTAGTGCCATACTAAAGCGTTGGCCCATAGCAGTACCCATCAGTTCTGACAGAGGACCACTAATAGCAGCTCCAGTAGCAAAGCCATTAATACTATTAAGCATTGTTCCCTTCAGACCTAAACCACTAACAGTCTTGTAGTGTTCAGGGTAAACCTTGGCAACTCCATCCTTGAATAGATTCCACAGACCATCCAGCTCATTAACCAGAGGCAGTGCAAGAGCACCACCAAGGAACATAAGAGCTCCCATATGGGCAAAGACAGGCACAGGAGCTTTCTTCTCAATAGCATGCCTAGCAAGCATCGAGAGTTGGTTCATTTCATTGAACAGGTAGGAGTGGTACTGGTAAGCAAGCTCCCCAGGAACACCTAACTTATCAACCATGAGAGGTCTGTCGTGCTTCTCCATGCTAGTCATGGCATGATTGGTAAACTCAGCCGCCTTACGGAATGCTTCAGTCTCCTTCATACCAGAGTCAACAAGGTGATGGGCAAAGGACATAAACACAGAGGTCCTTCCTGCTTTTTCAGGAGTTGTGATCGACCCACTCAGTTTTGCTTTAACTTGTCCCCAGAGCTTGTGTTCACCAAGGGTTTGGTATTCATCTAGAATAGTCTTATTAATAACATTATTATCCTCAGCGTACTGAAGTGCTCGACGACCTAAGTCGGACATTCCAGGAAGCCTAACATGCTTTCCACTCATTTGATACAGATGGTGTTGTGCAAGAGCTAATGTTGCGTCTCTAACAGTATTTATAGTAGTCATCATAGCATTATGCGTAAAGCCTTCATTGGAGAGCATCCGATGAAGAGCAACAGACAGAATACCCTGAAGAGGAGTAGCAATCATGTAACCAGGATTCAAGCCAAGCTGTTGAAGATAAACACCAGACTTGATGTCTGAAGTAGTCCTATACAGACTGGAGCGAGAAACCCCAATACCAGTATGGATCTTCCCATTACCAATAGTAACGGAGGGAACCACTCTAGCAATCCCTGTTTCCAGGGCTTTGAACATATTCTTGCTGACACCAGTCTCCCGATCAACTAATGCTTGCGCATACTTGATCAAATTAGGTTGCATCTTGTTAAGTTCAGGACTCTTAGTGATCTCCTTGATCTGCCCGAGAGCTTCCTGCAGATGGTTCCACTGGAAGCTATTCTTGAGATATCCTACCTGAGCATGGAAGAAGTTGCTGGCATTCTCATGTTCTGAGAGCCAGGGCTTATTCCCTTCAAAGCCAGGGATACCAGCCTTACGCATGAAGCGTTCATTATGACGACGAGACAGAAGTCCATGATCTTCATTGAACTTGGCGATAGCATCAGAGATAAACGAAGTAGTAGGATCATCTTTATCCAGGAACTTCAGCAGTTCATGGTAACCAGAAACGATATCTCTGGGGACACCAATAGCACCACCAAGCTCTGGTTTGAACATGGCCTCTGATCTGGTAAGATCAATCTTGTCTCCCATTTCCTTCTTGATCCATTCCAGAGCACGATTAGCATGAGCCTTAGACGTAGAAGCTACGTGCCAAACCAACTTACCATTCTTGTCATAGATCGGAAGATGCCAGTCACCGTAACGCATGGAGGCCATATAGCCTTCCAGTTTAGGAACTTCAGGAAGCCCAAGAGCCTTGCGAGTAGCTACAGACATATCCCAAGTTTCATCCATAGCTTTACGGAGAGCTTTGTAAGCTTCCAGTTGCTTAGGATTCAGAACCTTAGAAAGATTCTCCTGAGAATACATAGAGCCACGCTCTGCCTCAGCCATCATGACTTGATGGAGTTCTTGGAACTCTGTTCTAGGGAGTTGGGCAAGATGCCTTTCCACAGGAACAACCTCAGCCTTGATTCTAAAGGCAGACTTGTTAGCAGCATACTGAAGCCATTGGCCGACGCCCCGAAGGGCAGCAGACTTGAACTTCTCAGCAGCAAGCAAAGCACCAGATTGACCCATCTTAGGGAACGAAGGATTCTTAGCTCCTTCAGCAATACCTTGGTTTACAAACTCAGTTCCAGGCATAGGACGAGGGATAATCCCATCAAGAGATTCCTTCATGCCCGGGATAGCCCTCATATGGTCCTCAGGGAGCCTTCCCACTACTTTAGCTAGGGGGGTCTTGGAGAACTGTTCAAAGCCGTCTATACCTCGTTTTAAGAGGTCTCCTGTGCCTCTAATCAACTTAGCAATCTGTTCAATGCCAAGAAGGTTAGGATCAATGCCACCACGCTGTCCACCACCAGTTCTTCCCTTGAGAGGAGGCCTAATGACTTCTGCTAAAGCATTATCAAGAACTGGGGAACCAGTCTTGAGAGGTTCAGAACCGAAGTGTTCATCAGGGCCAAGCTTAGGACCATTAGCTTCCTGAATAGCATTGCCTAGGTCATTACGAGCAGCTTCATCCTGCCGCATATACTTGTTAATGTAGTCAGGAGCTATTGTGGATTCTGGGAGTCCTTGGCGAACAGGGATACCATTTTCGTCCACAGCCCACTCATTACCTCTAGGAACACGAAGCATAGGCTCCCCATTAGGAAGCCGATTAGCGTCTCTAGGAATAACACCATCAGGCGGAATATTCTCATAGGTGATCCCCTCAGTAGCCCGATCCATAGCATTCTGTTCTAGACGCTTTTGTTGGTCTAGCACTTCCTGGGCTCTATAAGTGTCTGCTGGAGCCTTATTCTGATCATTGAATAAGTCCATTTGGTTTCCACGCTCTCCTTGCATTTCAGCAGCCTGTTCCACAGAGTTAGCAAGAGATAGTTCAGTTTGTTCTCCAGGAACTTTAGGAGGAACCATTTCATCTGCAGGATAAGGAGTAGCGGGTTTGCCTTGGTTATCGTTGAACATATCAACTTGATTACCACGAGCATTCTGAGCAGCAGCTACGTCTTCAATAGAGTTAGTAAGGGGCAATTCCAATTGAGCTTCTTCAGGAATCGGCTTTGCTCCAATCTCCTCTGCAAACTTTGCATCAGATTCTTTTTCCAAAGCTTCTAGTGCCCCAATTTTACCAGTAGGTACTGGAGGAGCTTTACGTCCTGCTCTAGAAGCAGCAAAGTCCTTAAGCCCCGGAGTAGTTGGGTGGGCATTTCCCATCCCCATCCAAGGATCGAGTTGCCCTAATCCCTCTACGATGTTCTTATGATAGGCTTCTTCTTGAGGATTATCTCCTAAAGACATAAGTTTATCAACACCCTGTGTAAGGGACCAGTCTTTATTTCCAGGAACTAATTGTTTAATAGGATAGAGAAGAGTGTCAACAAGACCAGCAGGCATTTCCAAAGCTGCTTTAGCGGTAGCATTAGTAGCATCCCGAACCTTCTCGTAAGTGGAGGATTTATCATCTCCACTCTCGTAGTTACCAGGGAGACCTCCTGAGAGAGGATGTCGCAGGGCTCGTTCCCAAGGACCGATTTTAGCATCATCATACTTTCCTAGCCAGGAGTCCGATTGCTCCTTATTCATAGGAACAGCTCCGATGCTTTTAGCAAAGTCATCGTCAGACATCTTCACAGCGCCAATAGACTTTGCAAATTCTTCATCAGTCATTTAGTTTCCTTAGTTTGGAATTCTGGCCCCACCACCAGACATTGGTGACCAACCTCTCTGGGCAGCTAGAGCAGCCTTATCTTTTGGTACCAGATGGGGGACTCCATTAGCATCCCGCATTTGTATCATATTACCAGGATTATCTAGGGCATTAGGAGCGGCTGCAGGAGCAGCTTGTGGCTGCCCATAAGGTGTGGCAACCGGACCTGGGTTAGTAGGCATTCCAGTAGCGGCAGTGATATCCACCTTAGTAGAAGCGTTCTCAGTAGCAGCGGCTTTCTTCTGATCTAGTGCTTGTTGCTTGAAAGCATTAGCACGAGCCATCAGAGCATCACCCCCCTCTTTATCTCCTTCAGCATAAGCATCTTGTGCCTTCTGCTCAAGGACGATACCTTTAGCCTCTGCAGTCTTAGCAGCTCCAAACATACCAACAGACTTCCTAGCTTCAGCAGCAGCCAGAGCACCCTTTAGGGCATTATCAGAGGCATACTTAGAGGCACCAGCATGAATACCAGCCACTTCACGAGCACTATCTGCTTGTGTTTTAAGTTTCAATTGCTCTGCAGCGACAGCCTGTAGATGCGGAAAGAGGGCAGCAGCTTCTGCACGAACCTTTGGATCAGGACTAACCATATTAGCCTTGATATGATCCTCAGCAATCTTGACATCATCCTCTGACATCTGGCTAGCCAATTTGCTGATAGCTGCTTTCTGGCGAGTAGCTATAGGGATAGAGGCATCTGTTTGATCTTCTCTCACCTTCATATTAGACCCAGCAGCTATACCAGGAGTCTGGGCGTTAGCTTGGTCTGCCAGCGCTTGCGTGTGAGCAGTATTAGCAGTCAGAGCAGCGAGGTCCAGAGGTTGCTTCTGTGCTTGGAAGGATTGATCCTGTTGCGCCTGAGAGAGATTTTGGACCTCATTAGCTTGGGCTGACTTGAATCTATCCATCCCATACAGGGTGTTATAGAGAGAGTCTTGCCCAAACATCTGTTGAAGGTCTGGGTATTGTACACCAACTTGCATTATTAACCTCCGTAGATGCTGCTAAGATCAGGCATAGTTGCGTTCACATCACTATCCACCTGCCCTTGAGGGAATTGGTATTGTCCCAATTGTTCATTCATTTGCGGAGCTTGTCCTTGATCTTGCCACAAACCTCTATAGAGATTCGGATTCAATAGCCCCGATGATCGACCCAACTGCAACGCAGCAGCTCCAGTGCCAAAGCGATTCTGTCTTTGTTGTTGATACAGGTTGGAAAGAGTAGGAGCCTGTCTAGAAGCTGCATCAGCTAATCTAGCCTGAAGTTCCACAGCACGTGTACCATACTGGCTACGTCTACCTCCAGCAGCATCCTGTCTAGCAAGAGATTGTTGAAGCTGATGTGCATAGGGACTGTCAGGAGCAAACAAAGAGTTAAGATTATTAATCTGCCCATTGATCCCATGGTTCGCTTTAGAACCTAAGTATAACTGCCCAAGCCCCGCAGCAATATTTCCATAGTCGGGGCCAGAGCCCCCAGTAGTCGGAGAGTACCCAGGATTATCTTGTGTGCTGTTGAAGCCACTACCAATACCCCGGAGAGCCCCCATGATTGCACCAATATCCATTTTACCTCCTGTTACTCCAGCAGTAGCTGCACCACGTAGTCCGCCATTAATAGCTCCCTTTAATCTGGGGTCTTCTACTCCAGCATACCCAGCAGGGTCAGCACTAGTAGAGAGGGCGCCAGTAGCTAATCCAGTACCAAAGCCAGATAAGGCCCCCATAAAGGGATCAGTATTATTGTCTAAGGCACCGCCAGCACCCTGGACGGCACCACTAGCACCACCACGAACACCAGCCCCATAAGCACCTCCACCACCAGCAGCCCATCCAGGGATCTGAGAAGCATCATAAGCAGCTTGTGAGCTACCAAAGCCTCCACCAGAACTAGAGCCAGCCGCATCGGATAGGGCGGAGGAGCCTGCGGCAGTATCTGCTCCAACTCCTGCTGCACTGCCTGCAGCACCACCAGCCCAGTTACCAGCCATAGTGCCGGCAATGGCGTGGGCTAACGCAGAACTGTAGCCAGCATTCTCAGTATTGAGTCCCCTATTAGCCGCATTCTGCCAGGAGTCTTTTGTCATACCGCCAAACTGATCTACCAAAGGAGTATTATTAGTCCCAAGAGCGGCATTCCATCCCTTAGTTGCCAAAGGATCAACACCAGTGAGTAATTGCATTGGGTTGTTTTTTAACTTCTTACCCCAATCCTGCATTTGGCTACCGAAAACATCAACATTATCATCTATAAAATTTTCACCTGTGTTCTCAGCATTGGATACCCAATCTGGAACCATCCCCATATCCTCTAGAAGAGGACCTCCAGGATTAAAGATACTTTCTAGCCCCTGTCCAGGGCTAAAGTCTCCAGAGAAAAAACCTCCTGGATCTACCGCGTCACTAAACCAACTCATATATAATCTCCTTATGGACTGGTAAGACCCAGATCAGTTGTTGTAACTACACCGGCGTTGCTGATAGAGAATCTCCAGTAGTGTAGATTGGGAGACTTTAAAACCAACCCTGTCGTAGTAGAATCCACAATAACATCATCTGTGGTCTTGACTCCTTTAGTGATTCTAGAGTTGGCATCTAATCCTGCATATCCAGAAGCAGCGTCTTTATGAGTAGTAAGTTCCACTGGATCAGCAATACCATACCCAGCTAGGGTAGTGGGCGTCCCTGTGATATTAGCCCAACTGATCTGAGAAAGAAGCCCATTAACTAAGCTTCTAAGTTTCTCAATCCAGTCGTTCCAATAACCACTCCCAGGTAGGGTGCCATTCGGCATAGGAGAAATAAGATCAGCCATTATTGGTGTTCCGTATCAATCGTCCAAGCCCATGTGGCAGTTCCTGCAGAGGGAGTTCCTGTAATAGTAAACTGGGTAGACGTTACTGTACCTACATAAGCCGCTGTTGCAGCGGCAGTAGCATTAATAGCAGTTAGTTGGATATCTGCTACAGAAGGGGTTACCCCAAGTCCATGGCTCACAACTATACTAGTTGCTGGATTAATGATGGAGGACTGTCCATAGTTCTTAGTAACAAAGCCTGGGTTTCCTCTAATCTGGTTACTAGAGATTGTATTAGCAATCTTAGTTCCTGCGGTAGAAGCAACTAGGTGATTATTAATAACTAAGCTGTTAGAAGCATTACCATTAAGTAGAATGGCTGTGCCTGCAGCACCACCTCCCTTAAATCGGCATCCATTGATGGTAGCAGTACCACCAATCAGAATATCTCCAGTTAAGGCAGCATTATCTGTGTTATTTCCATCAAAGACACAATTACTAATAATCATATCAGTAAAATCAGAGAATCCATAGATACCAAAAAGTCTATGAGTATTAAACTCACAGTTACTAATCATGATTTTACTAACTGTGGACGAAGCATCAATAGCAAGGCCACTACCACCTGAGAATCTAAAGTAGCAGTTGGTAAACCAGAAGTTACGATAAGCTGCAGAGGTCCCAGTAAACTTGACGTTATTACTTGTGCTTTGATCAAAGTAGATATTGTTCCACATCACTGTAGAACAAGTAACACTTGTAGGTTGGAGTAGGGTTGCACCATGTTGATGGCCGTTACTGAAGTAGATACCATCAGATCCACGAATAGAGATCGTATTGGAAAATGTCATAGTAGCAGGATCAACTACTACCTGGTAGTTACTAACGTGTACGTCAGAGTTATTTGGACCAGTGGATTGAAAATCCATGGCATATCGACAGGTAGTTCCTGCTGTTCTATTTTCCTGGGTGCAGAGAATATTGTTGAAAATAGTCTTAGCACAGCCATCAGAAATCAAACCATCATACCAACCATCCATTGCGATGTTTTGGAAGATAGCATTAATTGCTCGTCTAACCTTTAGATGGCAGCCAATCGTAGCATTCCCAGGAGTATAGAATCGAACATTCTGCATTCCGACATTATAGAGGGCTAGGGCAGACCCATCAAAGCTAATAAGAGAAGTAGCCGTGCTAGAAGGATTATAGAGAACAGTCCCACCGATTGACTCCCCAACAATGTGGATATTACTGGTAGTAATAACTACTGGAGTATCAATCAGATAATTTCCATGGGGGAGGAAAATGGTTACTCCCCGTAAGAATCTATTTGTCACTAGGGCGGAGGCCAGATTAACTAGACTCTGTAGGGCTGCAGAGGCGCTGGTTGCTCCATCTGCTACAATGCCATATCCTGGGGATAAAGCATTAATAGTATTAGAGTATGTTTGGGCATTTACATCATTCAACCAAGCAGGCTGAACAATAGTCCCATTTATAAAAGTTGTATCAGCCATTTATTTCCTTATGTTCCAGCCAGCCAACGACGGCCATGGATTGTTGCTGTAGCTGTCAGAGTGTTCGTTGACATACCAGTAGCACGCACCACTACATAGTACGTCTTATTAGCTGAGGGACTTTTTAGTATATCTGCTAGAGAGATATGACAGATCCCTATGCCACCACTAGCATTTATACCAGCGGGGATTGGAATAAGCTGGCTCCCATAGAGTCGAGACGAGGACCCATCTAACGTAGCCGAGGTTTCACTAACAGAGAATTCTATCTGCAGATTGGTAGCAACTGTTGGATTCGTTGTGATAACAATTTGGATGTCAGCATTTAAACTGTATTCTCCAGCAGTACATACAAGAGTAGCAATATTGGTTTGTGCCCCATTAGTTAATGAAGCTAAGTTGCCGTTGGCTACGATCCGCTCACCTAAGTAACCCACTTGCGGTGCTGTTCCACCAGGTCCTCCAGCAATACCTTGGGAGACAACCAATGGACTATCCATTTGCACGAACTGCGTAGATGCAATATTTGCACCTGCGAGAAGACCTTTCCAACTAACTCCAATATGCAATGTTGCTGTATAGGGGTCTAGGTAATCATAACCAATAACACCAAGAGTATTATCAGTATAAAAAGGTGTTGTGAGATAGCTCTGAACATTTGGCTCACTTGAGGCAATCCCGCTATGACGTACACCAGAAGCGTTTACAGCAGAAACATGATACTTAAAACTCTTGGAGTTAACATCAACACTGAACACATTTCCAGCGGAGACACACTGTCTATAACCAGAGTAATACGTATAAGCATTATGAGCGTCATCTGGGACACTAGGAATAGTTCCTGACGGTTGTCCAGAAGTAACTAAGACCTGGGACATATTAAAGTCGTTGCCAGACAATACAATCCCTTTACGGGCGTTAGAGCCTCCTGTAGAGGTCTGCGATTGGGCTGCCCCGTTTAAAACAGAGTTAGAGAGAGAGGCCCCATTAGTATCCTGATTCTTAAAGACCACATAAGCATTCGGTCCCTTTTGGGGATATAGGTTAGCTCCTGCCACCAAGTGGCCTGATTGCCCAGATCCTTGAACAGGGGATGTGTTATTACCAAAACCAGATCCAGGAGCGATAACAGCATCGTTCCCCAGAATCTCATATCCTCTAGCATCTAGAACAACAGAAGAGCCTGAGTAGGTTCCAGATTGTTGGCAATTGGTACTGTTTCCAATCTTGGCACGCTGCCTATCAGGACCAGCATAGAAGCCTGTGCCTGAGAGTTGGTAACATTCGAAGTCATGAACATACCAAGCTGTGTAAGCCTGAGCATCGGCATTAAGATCAATAACACCTGTGGGGTATCCTGGAGCAGCATATGCTCCGGACACTCGTGCCCACTCTGGATCACTCTTGCCTTGGGGGGCATAGACACCGAATACCTGAGCACTTTGGTTATTCTTATTGCCTAAAATTGTTAGGTTAGCAAGTTCAGGGACTCGTTGATATCCGGCGGTTGTCAAAACCATCCCCAAAGGATCAAAGGGAGCTTCTGGAAGAATATAGAAGACTGCTCTCTGTTCACAAGGGAAAGTGCCTACTTCCCAGACGCCTGGGGAGGTCTGGACTCTTGAGATACAAGAGGCTAATGGAAAATTAGCTTTAACAGTCGCAAGAGTAACTCCAGTACCACTTCCAATAACATTCGTGTCTGGATGAACAAAGATTGTCTTATCAGCAATGTAAGCAGTGCTGGGAGCAATGAGAACATCACCTCCTCCTTTAGCATGAACCGCATCACAGGCTGCTTGAATGGTATCTGCCCAGCCATTGACACCATCAGTAGGGGGATACACAGTAACACTGGTAGAGGCATCCACAGTGGCAGCAGTACTTTGCAGTGCTGCCTGAAAGCTATTCAGGAAAGCAGAACTAATTATCTGCCCCCTGACGAATGTAGTTGGTATATAGGCCATTAGGAGTTTCCTTTATTAATATCGGCTATCATAGATTGGATTCTAAATAGTGTGTTATTTGAAAAAGACAACTTAAATGCCCTTTGTCTAAAGCTACCCAAGCGTCGAACACTCGGTAAATCCTGATTTAGATTCGTAGATACCCCTGTATTATAGGATTGATAATCATCATCAGTCCATTGAACGAGTAGATTAGCATCCACAGGTGGTCTATCGGCAATCATTGTTATACAGGACATAGTTTTTCTATACATTGTCCCGAAGTTCGTAGCCTCAGTCACAATTGTGCAGGGGAAATCAACATTAACATCTTGATAGAGAGTCTCATCAAATTTGTACCAAAGATCTGAGTCTGGGAATACAAATATACATCTGAAGGCCAGATTATTAGTTAGGGATAAGCTCTTATATATAGGGAAGCTTTGTTGCGCTTGATATGACAATCGTGTCCACAGCTCCGTATCCATATCATAAATATACGTGTACCCGGCTGCTGTAATACAGTAAAACGAGTGCCCTTGGAAGGCAATTACATTACTGTACCAACCAGAGAAGTCCCCACTAGTACTATTCAAGAATCTCGAGATAGTTGGACTAGAGATAGGCTCTACTTTAAAGTCAGTGGCCTTAAAGACCTGCATATCCCCATTTCTTTGTCTTCCGATAAAGAAAAGAGAATTCTGAAATCTAGCGATACCTGTTATATCTGTAATGTACTTTATTGGAGTATCATTCCGTTGGAGAGGAGACCCAGTGGCATTCCCAGCATCCCAGAAGTATTCAATAGTTTCTGAGCCAAAAGCCATGATATAGTTATTAAGTTTCTCCAGTCTGAGTAGACTATCTGCTTCCATTTCAGCAGTAATAAAATTAGTAGGGTCCCAAGACATAGGATCATTAAGATCACTACCATAAATATCTGCAGTAGAGGATTTAATAATAAAAACATACCCATCTAAATAGATTGGGTATGGTTGATGTGGAACTGGAAGATCAGGATCTACACAAGTAGTAACTGCTAAAGCAGTATCAATCTTTATAAGATTTGTCCCATCTACCCCAATAATAGCAGTAGTTCCATTCTCGTACTGATATTCGACAAAGCCAACTACACCAGAAGTGGTTGTGAAGACATTAACAAGAGTAGTTACAACATTGGTAACAAAGTTAAAGACATACACATTTCTATTACAAGAGTAGACTAGAAGTCCCTGATCAACCCAGAAGATACTTCCACGAACCACAGTATTAGCAGTAGCTGGAACAAGTTCTCTCACCCCTGCTCTTTTTGTGATGAAAGTTCTTTTATCTTCTGCTGACTTACTCTGTGTTTTTTCTAGAAATACATTAACATAATCTTCGTCTTTATTAGCAATATTACCAGCTCTAGTAGTGATTTCTCTTGAGAGATCAATATCCTCACTGGAGTAAGTATCTTGTGTGGGGGATTTGGTAAAAGCCATTAAGTTAATCCGTCTCGATTACCCTGTCGATAGGGTTGAATAAACATACTAGCATCTTCCTGCCCCATTCCAAGAACTTCATCAGTAAACTTATCTGCTTGAGCTGAAAGCATTTGGCGGTCTGGTAAGGCCACACCCCACTCAGGAGCTATAAGAACAGCGAGGTTATAGACCAATGGCAGATACCATTCCTCTGGGAAGTCCATAGTATCTGTGGCTGCCATAAAGTATTGGAATGGACGTTGGTACACGATAGTGAAGAGAGCACTTGCCGCAGTTGAATCCGGAGTAGGCCAGAGCTTGATAGTTCCAACATTATTACCTGCTTGATAGGCAAGTTTGATAGGAATACCAGGACTAGACACAGGAAGTTGATTGAAGTTATAATCTGCTTCTACATCCATATCCAGTCTATTCCCATCAATAGTTCTGTATACCTGGAGAATTTTAAGAGGATAGGGTGTATTAAAGGTTTGACCAGTCCCAATAGAATAGGTGGGAGTATTTAATGTAGTACTGAAGGAATATGTAGATCTAGCCCACATAGGCATTCCCTTGGCTCGTAACATACCAATAAGCATATTAAGAGCCATAGAAGCATTATCAAGATCATCTGGAGAGGGATTCTGACCAGTAGCAATCACACCAAGTTTTCGTAAAGCAGCGGTATTGATTTGATCTCTTGTATACTGGACTGTATAGATATTAGATGTAGCCATAATTTTCCTAAGAGGTTAAGACAACAATATCTGACATTGCGTAATCAGCCGTATCTGGGTTATCTACAATAGGTCCAGGTAAGAAAGTCCCTGGCCCATGTCCATTACTATCAAAATTTAATGTATCAGCATAGGATAAGAAATAAGGTCCTGCTCGCATACATCCAGCAACCCCTAATCCAGAGTATGGAGAAGAGGTTTGTATATTACAAACAAACACCTCAGGATCTGGAGAAGCATCCTTAGATACAATACTAGGGAAAGCCCTCTCACCTCTAATTTTAATTAGTGTTTGGGGATGTCTAGGTTCCCAGTCTTTACTGCAAACATAGACACCATCCCAACGCTTCTTAATCTCTCCAGAAGGATACCAGAATCCACACACATGGCATGTGAATTTATAGTTCCCTGGCCATGTGGTTTTCTTCATTTATCTGCCTTAGTTTTAAGAGTCTCTTTAATTTCTGCTAAGGCATCCATTATTGGTTCCATAGCATCTTTAAGCCGATCATATCTAACATACTCATTAGCTATTTTCTCTTTGAAGTTACTAAGGTTAGTTTCCAGGGCTTTAACAGCAGCCCACATTTCCCTAGCAAACCAACCAAGAATAGCCGTTGAGACGGAAAGTAATGCTACAAAAAGTGTTTGATAATCCATCAATCTTACCTAAAGATAGTTTGATCAATATTTGCAAACATTGCAGCATACCCAGCATCATTAGGATGCAAGTTATCAGCATTAGCAAAATTAACTGGAGTGGCAACAATCTGGACTTGTCCTCCAGAAGTAGTCCCAGACATTGGAGTTGCAATATCTAAAGTAGAGGTATCAGGATAAGCAGCTAATGCTGTATTATAAGCAGTTCTTAAGGAATCGCTTGGCCATCCTTTAGCCGCTGTATTCTCAGGCATTCCTAAGGACAGGTAAGGTACCGAATTGTAGGAAGTAACTGTATCCAGAATCTTAGCTACTTGTGTCTTCATTGTAGAAATAACAGCAGCAGAAAGATCTGTTCCAGTTCCAGAAGTATCATTCGGACTAAAGGAATGAAAGATCTGCCAGCTAGGAGGAGTAATTCCTGCTGTAACTAAAGATTGGAATAGATTGTAGAATGTAGTTGTAGTTTGTCCCGGCCATCCGAAATTAGCAAACTCTACACGTCTTGTAGATGTACTTAATGCTCTATGCAGAAGAGTTGTGTAACCCTCTCCATAGTTAGTGGCACCCTGCCCATAACTGATGGAATCTCCAATAACTCCCAGAGTCCTGATTTGTCCTCTAGCTCTATATTGAATAGCAAACGGAACCAGTCTAGGAGCTACTGCTGCCCCAGAAGTCCATGCGGGCATCCCGGTTGTAGCATCTGCTGTATCTTTATAGTAGTAATTAAAGGTTCTGCCATCACTAATCGAATTTCTCCATGCTTGATCACTAGCAGATCCTCTATAACTAATTGTAGCATTAGCCAAGGGCTGATAGATTCGTACATGAAGTAGAGGAAAGGTTCCTCCATCCACTCGAGGAACAGAGGCAATATCCATCCAATCTGAAACAGTAATGGAAGGGGCAGTAGCTGTTCCAGCCGCTTGTGTAACACTGGAAGCAGCAGCCCAAGTAACGTTCACAGTAGCTGATGGAGTAAAGGCATTCATAGATGCCAGACTAGTTCCAACAGAAGTACCACCAACTCCTAAAGAGGCGATAATACCTGTTTGAGTAATTGTTTGGGAAGAAAAGAGGACCAGTCTAACAGAATCAAAATCTACCTCTGTGGTCATTTCCACATGGGTATTTCTATTAACTCCGTGAGATCCTGCTTGTACTAAAGGAAAGGCTGCTACACACTTAGTAGCAATGTTTGTTTGTTTTGGAGCTACGACCAGCCGTCCACTGGAATCTATAGGTCTGCCATATCTATCCAGGGCAACGACTCCTATGGCTCCAGCGCTAGTCTGTGCGCCACTAGGACCCCCGACACCTGTGATGGCAGGATTAGTAGTAATACTCATATTACACGCTCATGTTAACGTTAACAGTGGCACCTGTACCAGAGACAGCAGTAATACGGGCTCTTAAATACTTCCAGGGAGCATCAGTAGTAAAGCCATCAGAAACAGATGTCGTTCCAGTCAGGGTAATAGTACCAAGGGCAGTCGAAACTGCATTGACCCCATCATTGGAAACCTCGAGAATAATAGTGGCAGAGACTGCGCCAGTGCCAACTACAGAGGCTTGAATAGCACTCTTTGGAGCATCCTTCCAGTACCAACTGCCTGTAGCAGTGGTAGTAGTTCCTGTGGAGGGAAGAATATCAGTAACTCTTCCAGATTTAACGAATACATTTTGATTCATACGTCACCAGACCTTTCCAAAAGAAACCCCCAAAAGGGGGTCCTTATTTAACGAACGTACTGAACTTCCAGATAGATTTCACCAGAGGTGGGATTACCTGTAGTAGCAGTCCCAGTCACCCAGATATCAAGATCCGCAGTGTAGGGAATATTATAGGGTTGCATAATCCCCGTAATAGGAGATAAATCCGCCTTGGTGCCAACAGTAGTAAACACGTCATAAGCATTCACATACTGAGTGCCACTAGCAGCAGTACCAACACTAAGGGTGGAGGCACTAACAGAGCCGCCAGCCATCTTCGTCTTGTTCCAGTACGCAATGTTAGTAATAGAAGCGTCTGCAGGCAGTCGTCCTACTAATCTGGTAGCACCTCCAGTTGTAAAGTCAGCAAAGGTAAGTTTAAAAACCTTGACATTGATGTCTTTAATCTGAAAAGTAGCGAATGGGCCAGATGTATTAGGATCAGTAAAAATTAAAGCCATAGTTTTCCTTTTTGTAAAAGATGGGGGCACAAGGCCCCCAAGCTCTAATTAGGCACCAGGAGAACCATACAAGGCACGCGGATCAGACCAACCGAAGCTGAATCTCATCGTAGCCTTGTACTTGGCATTCTCAGTGTCAAAGTCCTCATCCATGCCGAACTCATCGCCCCGGCGTTCAAAGTACTTCATACCATCCTTCACGTCAGTGCGGATAAACCACGCATCAGTATCAGTAAGGTAGTGGTTCGTGTAAACCTTCGGGATCATGCCCATATCCTTCAGGGCATTCAGATCGTTGTTTTCCGTACCGACACGACCATCAGAACCAAGGATACGCTTGGCTTCAAAGATCAGTTGGCGAGGGATAATCAACGAGCTAGGCAGAACCTTGATCAGAAGACCACGATCATTTTGAAGACCAGCAATATCAATAGTAGCCTGTTCAAGGGCCGCTTCCGAAAGATCAACAGCAACAGTAGGAGTATTAGTCCAAGTGCCACCAGCAATATTCGGGTGAGAGGCAGAGCCACCAGCAGCACCAGCCAGGAGAGTAGAACCATCCCCACCAGTGTACGAGGTGTTAAACGCTCGGTTATAAACGTTAGCTGCAATGATTTCCTTCGTCTGGCGAGCCGAGAAGGCGAGGGCCGAAGCCTTCTTCTTACCGATCACGTCATACAGGTCATCGTCTACCATTTCACGAGTGATGATGAAACCAAGGGCGTACACCACATGGTTATATCGAGTCGTGAAACCTTGGCGAGCAGTATCATAAGTGATGGGAGCAGCTTCGTTCTTCACAGAGAAGAGACCGAAACCAGATTCACCAACATCTTCTTCAAATGCCTTTCGGCTTGTGTTCTTATCGAACAACTTGTCCCATTCAGTCTGATACTCATTATAAGTATCACCATACCAAGCATTAACACCAGGCCAGAGGGCCTTGGCAAAGCTAGAGGTAGTAATAGCCATTTGTTACTCCTTATTGTCCGGTTGCGCCAGTACCATTGCCCATGGTAGCGTTGTTAATCTTAACCAGATACTTGACCGCAGTCGAAGTACCAGAAACAGATTCATTATCAACACGTTGGACAGTACCAAGAATCTTCCACGGCAGGGTAGCCGTAGTCGCCTTGGTGGCAAGATCAAGCGAACTACCAGAGACACCAGTCGATGTCGAACCAGCGCCCAGATTAAAGCCAGCATTTAAGCCAACATCAGCAGACAGATACGTGTAGGTCGAGCCTCCAGTAGTACCTTCCACCTCATAAACCACATCGGCCGAGTCTTCTACCAGAACAAACTGGGCAGTAGACGCAGCACGATAAACAGGAGTATCGAGAGCAATAGAACCTGTAGTCAAAGCACCAGTAACCGGATCTTGCTTGGCATTGATAACACCAACCACAACACCAAGGCAAGTTGCAGAAGCAGCAGCCTTAGTAACAGTGGCAATACCAGTAACAGAGGCATCACCTGCCAGAACCACCGGATCCCCCACATAGAGGGCAGTTCCGTCGGAGGCAGGAACAAAATAGATATTGGCGCCGCCATTATAAGGAGCACCTGTAACGTGCTTCACTGGGCGAAAGCCATTAACACGCGAGATATTAGCCATTAATCTTCCTTTATTAAGATTATTAAAGAAGACCGGCTAAACATACTTACTTTTTCACAGTAAGAGAGAAGTTTCCATAGTCGGAATCTCGTTTAGCAGAGTCTTTCATACCCTGATCTAAGGCGTCAGCACGAGCAGCTTTAGCAGCATCGTCCTCTTGTTTCCATTCATTCTTAATTCGCATGACAACACCGTTATCACCACGACCGAGAGGAATATTAGAAACAGAGCCTAGAGCAGACGCACTATCAACTCTGCGATCACCATCACGAACGACATCCCTATTGGGGACAACTTCGTAACCTTGATCCAGCAAGTCGGCAACCCGACCAGCCACAGCATCATTGACAATACGATAAGAATAGCCGTCTTCTAAGTTCTTGAGCTTCAGCTTATTGCGGATCTCAAGGGGTTGACGGCGGGGACGTGCGCTTGCACTGGAAGTAGTTTGTCTAGTCATAGTCTTCCTTTCGGGGTTAATTACGGGATGCCTTAATCTTCTTAAGGTCGGCAATGTACTGTTCTTTAGTCATTGTGCCGGATCTAACAAGCGTATTCATAATGGTACGCTCGGTTTCAGAGAGATCATAACGTTCCGAAGAACTAGCTCTCTGGGTTCCACCACTAACGTTAACGTCAGGGGCGTCCTTTTTATTGGGATTCACAAACTTATGTGAGAATTCTGCACGAACCTTCTTGGAGACTGCTTGCAAGACTTCATCAGGAGCTAAACCATCTTTGGCTAACCGCACCCCATAAGCATCTGCAAACACCCTCATAGTTTCATCCTTTTCATACCAAGTATTCTTGGCTTTCCAGGATACAAACTCAGAAGGATCGTTTTGGGTGTTCTGTTTTTCTTCCTTCTGGATTTCAGCGAATTGGGACTCTACTTGCTTAATCTTGGTATCAACCACTTCATAGCGGTCTCCATCAGCATTAGAAATAGCTTCCTTACGCTCGGCCTTCAGTGCATCCAAAGCTCTCTTATATTCCGTTTCGCGAACCGACGTATAATGAGACTGGAGGGCATCTAAGGCCTTCTGTACATTCTTGATTTGCTTGGATTGGGATTCAATCTTTTCGAATAAAGGCTTCCGTTGCACGAATTCCTTAGCATCGACGAAATCATCTTCTTCCCCATGAAACTCTTCCTTCGGTCTCCATCCCATATCACGAGCGCGCTGCTCGATAGGAGAGACTTCCTGGTTAGTATCATCGGAACCAGCATCTACATCATCAACCTTGACTTCTTCGGTCATTCAGACTTCTCCTCTAAAACTGCAACTACATCTTCGTCATTAATGACCAGTAGATAATCAGTTTCATTGATCTTGATAAATTTACCTGCATTCTTGGTGTACCCGATAATGTCGCCAACTTGGCACCAGGGTTCTCCACCAAAATCCTTAAAGGCTGTTGGGCCAATCTCTAGAACCTTTCCACGATCAATAGAAATTTGGATCATTCTAGCTTCTTGATCAGGGATCACGATACCCATCGCCTTTGCAGATGCGTAACGCTTATCATTCTCTTCAATTGTATAGGGCTTGATAACAAGCCTATGTCCCACAGCACGAACTTCAATACTCATTGTTGTAAGTCCTCATCGGTGTTAATAATATCTCTATATGCGAGAAGTGCTCCTTGACGAAGCTCTATATTGTCAGTAGCAGTAATCAGTTCTTCTTTACCAATCTCATAGCGTTGCTTGAGTGCGTAAAAGAATTCAACTGTGACCGGGTGTCTAAACCAGTCCTTTACTTCTTCTTGGGTTGACTTTGTTGTAATTTGCTAGTCTCCTTAGCATGTTGTAATTGTTGTTGATGTGCCTGTTGCGCATGAACAACTTGCTGTTGGCCTGTAGCGGCTGCAACAGCGATCTTCACCTTACCCTGAGCCATTTCGATGCGAGCCTTTTGGTCCGCTTCTGCCGCTCTTGCTTGCATTTCTTGTTGATGCTCCTGTTGGGATTGCATCATTTGTTGTTCCTTACTTCTAGACTCAAGTTCTTGCTGTTGTTGCTGTTGTTGTAGGGTCATAGCAATTTTCTTTTGCTCTGCCTCAGACTTAGCTTGTAGTGCAAGAATCTTAGGATCTGGAGGAGGAGGAGGAACTTGCCCAGTTTGTTGGACTTGTTGACTAAAGAGTTTCTCGTAGTTAGGCTGTTCCTGAGCATCTAGGATGCGTCTAAAGACTTCAATTGGGTCCAGGATACCGCCACCAGCTTGGAGCAGTTCCATAAGCCCTTGAGCCTTCAGGAGCTTCTCAGTTTGAGAGATAGCAGTAGGATCAGCACCAGGGGTGATATCACAACTAGAGCGATCAAAATCAGAGGGATCAACTTGAATGTCCAATACGTTAATATAGGTTTGGGGATCGAGGTACATGAAGTTAAGATCAAAGATCTTGTCGAATTCTTCTGCAAGACTTCTAAAGATTCTCTTGTAAACAGCAGTGAATACCTTCATCCCTTGTTCGATAGAAGCCATTGTAGTAGTAGCAGGGGTGTTCTGTCCTGGCATCTTACCTGTAAAGATCTCAGCCACGGAGGCTAGTTCCTTACCACTACTAATCAGAGAACCCATTAACTGGAAAAGGGTGCTTGAGGGGTCTTTCGCTGGCAAGGGCACAATTTGTTTACGCAGGTCGTCCCCTGTGGCGTTGACTGGCCTCCACTCACCTGGGGTAATCCTGGCGTCCCCCATCTTAAGTCTGAGGCTTTTCCCAATGAATCCAGATTGTAGACTGGAGATTGTACCGGCGTCCACGAGTTGGTTGATGAGGGTATTGACTGACTCATTAAGCGGGCCAAGGAGGACGCCAAATCCGATATCATAGAAACTCCCGTCAGGATTAGGGACAAAACCAAACTTGGTATACATCTGGATAGGAGTAATCCTACCAGTGCCTTTACCATCCGGCTTCATCACGATGTCTTTCTTGTGATATCTAGGAGCAATTCTTAGAATCTTCCCAGATACACGCTCAAATGTAACAATACAAGGCTCTGCATAACCATCTTCGTCAAAATCATAGAAGGTGTGCTGTTCAATGATGTGGTAAGGAGTGGTATCATCTACAAGACCAGTACCATTCATATCAGGATCAAGGGGAGTAGAAGGGGTTCCAAGATCAATGTCTAGGAACACACCCATATTCTGCTTTTCCTTGACTACTCTCTGTGTCATTTCAATGATTTCAGAGATTCTCTCTACATTATGTAGATTTTTAGCCCAGTTATTGACAACTAAGTTCTTTGGAAGGATCAACTCAGAGCGGATTTGATCACAAGCCTTATCATACCATGTCTTTTTGAACATAGTACCAACAATAGGGAGCATCATAAGCATTTTATCCATACCTTCTTCCCAAGAATCCATATCTTGGAGCAGTTGGTAGGACATATACGTAGAAACTCTAGTGGCTTTTTCTAGTTTGTCTCCCGAGGGGTCTTTTCCAACCACCACAGCATTAACAATATGCCCATTAGAAGGGAGAAGAGCCGGATAGGCCCGAGCGGCAAACTGCATAGCAGCAGTGGAAAGAAGAGGATACTTAACATTACTAGCATTGGGCCAAGGAAACGTCTTAGTTTCTCTGCATTGCTTTGCAAGTTTAGTCCATTCTTCAATTTGATCTTCCCACTCAGACCTAGATCGTAGATCGGCTTCAAAACCTCTTTTACATGTTTCACTAATTTCACTTAAAGTGTCTTCATCCAGAGATTCCGCCATATTAGTGTTAGTGAAAGCAACGTCAATATCCGGTCCATTGGGATCTTCCATCGTTGTTGAATCCGCTTGATTGTAACTCATTTATGTAATCCTCTTCCTCTTGTTCTTGTGCTGTTGGAGCTTCTATAAGGGAATCTAACATCAACCCTAGATAAGCGAAAGCATCCACTTGGTCGTCTTTACGTCCCCGTGGGAACTTACATAATTCTTCTTCAAACTGCGGATACCAGTCCGCAGACTTATCAAATCTGACTCCACCTGCTCTCATACGAGCTTGGATGGAACGTGCTCTTTGGATCTTATCCTTACCACCATGCTTCATAGGACGGAGATTAAGATAGATACCAGTCTTAACCATTTCTTCTCGTAGGAATGGACCAATAGCTTTAGAAACTTGCATTTCCTCTATGCCTACGAGTTCTGGTTGATATGTATTTTGTAAGGCGAGTAAGAGATCAACGATCTCTCTACCATCTAATCTATCCCTGATAACTTCCCTGACATGAATCATACGATTCTCATCAATACCAGCTAAAAGAAACACAGAATAGTCAGCAGTCTCTGATTCAGAGATAGCCAAATCAGCAGTTAGATAATAGTGAAGATTTCTTCCTTTATCTTCTTCAGACATTCCATCAAAGTCAGCGCGCTTAAAGTAAGCTACAGAGTCATCAATAGGTTCATTCAAGTACTCTTGTGAGTACACATCCGCTAAACCTTGATCAATAAAGTCTGCTCTTTTCTCTTCAAACCATTCCCTGTCATACCTAGATTCCCAAAGAATATGAGAGAAATCCTCATTATGGGCTCGATACTTAACAGAGAGCCAGGAAGTATTCTTAGTACTCCAAGTCTTTAGTGCATTGAACTTGGTAGACTTTTCCCACATCTTAGGCATAATATTATTAAGTAGACTATCTTCATGGAGAATAGTGCCTACAATTCTAATCTTACCGTTACGAGACTTACAGGGAATTAAGGCACCATAGAACCAGCGCTTGAACTTGGATCTGCGTTCTGGGTTCATGACAATTTCATCATTCTCCAGATCATCACAGATAATCAAGTCAGGTCGTTTGTTGTTCCACTTTAAACCGCGAAGCTTCTGTTCAGAGCCTCTAGCAGTAATGCGAAACTGGTGTCCATCCTCACAATCAACGATTACATCATCCTCTGTATCCTTACTGAAACCAGTAATAGAGAAGAGATTGACGATGTTTTCGTTCTCGCTGAGTTCCCGTTTGATGTCAGCCAAGAACTGGCCAGCCTGGGATACAGTATCAGAGATCAGGAGAGCGTAGGAAGACTCTCTGAAGACCAAACAAGCGAGGAGGTAGGTGAGGGTACAGGCAGTGGACTTTGCGTGGCCTCTAGGGGCGCTAATTGCCACCTGGGAGTGTTTACTGCACATCAGTTCCCACCATTCACGGTGGCAGTCTGGAGAAGCAGTAGCTTGGTCGAAATTCTTTTGAAGTAGGGAACTACTGAAGCCTTGTATTACATCTGCTGTGATCATTTAATATCACGAAGAGAAGCAACAGGGCGGAAGTGAATCTTGTTCCTAGGTCTAGTCATTACAACTTCTCCTGGCTTGAAATTACCGACAGGTTTAGAGCGAACATACCTTTGTTCAAACAGACCAAGATTCCAGATATAAACATCATGCCCAGTAACCAGAAGTTCTCGCATCTTGTTGAAGATAGTATCTACAATATCACGACATTCTTCTTTCTTCAGTTGCCGATAACGTTCATACAGAAGTTCGGCTAAATCATCTCTCTTGATAGCATCTTTGACTGCCATATTATTCTCTTAAAGTTGGTCAGGGTACTTAGAATCGAACTAAGGACTCCGCGCTCCAAAGGCGGGACGTTACCACTACGCTATACCCTGTGGTGCTCCGTGAAGGAATCGAACCCCCGACAACTGAGTACAAAACAGTTGTTATACCATTTAACTAACAGAGCGTATTTGGCGAACCGGGTAGGAGTCGAACCTACAACATACAATTTTGGAGACTGCTGTTCTGCCAGTTGAACTACCGGAACGTAATTATTGGGCTGCGACGCCCTTGATCTTCTCTACTGATCTAGCTCCAACATGAAGACCCATCAGACTTCCCACAAGCCACATAACATCTGTGGGCATAGTAGGCGGTTCTACAGGAAGTACATGACCAGTAAAAAGTGTATATGCAAAAGTCCCAATAGGGACTAGAATCCATTGATAAGCAATCCCCAGGACACCAACCCACATAAGAGCAGGCCTAGGACCAGACACCAGAAGGGAGGGACTCGCCGCTTCTACCTTGTTGATATCTGTCTGAGCAGTGGCAAGTTGGACATCAGCAGTTAATTGTGCTAATTCACCAGATTGCTGAAGTTTAAGAACTTCTAGTTGAGCTGCTGCCTTTTGGGCAGGATCAGGAATGATTCTATCTACGATATTCAGGATAGGAGCAATGAAATCAACTAATCCCATTACTTTCTCCTTTGGCGCGTAGCGCCATCATTCTTCTTCATTGAACCATCAGGATTACGTGAGAAGGAACGATTCTGGCTAGCAGGAACAACACGCAGATTACTACGCTCGTTAGTACCACCTTTCGAGAGAGCTTGCTTGTGGTCAACGTCTTTTCCGTCTCCCTTGTGGACCAACCCATGTTTCTCAAAGTCTCGTCTAGCTGCGTTCTGCTCTTCCCTCTTCTTGACAACCTCAGGACGGGAGGTATAAAGTTCAACTTCGCGTTTATAATCCCTCTTCCCGTTCTTCATATACGGCATCTGATGTCTCCTCAAGGACAATTGGATCTTTATTTTTAGTCCACTTGGCAAACTCAGTTGCAAGGGCTTTAAGTGTATCTTGAACAGTTTGCTTCTGAATAGCCTGTTCAACAGTGTTCTTGTGTAGTTGCACCTGACGTTGCATCAGGGCAGTGGCTGCTTGGGTAGCTTCTCTGATACCAACTGGTTTATTCACTAACTCACCAGTCTTGTTATTCAGGACTTGCTCACCATTATCCAAGCGATCTTCAATAACAGATAAACTCTTATTGATTAATTTTGTTAACTTATTATCCAACTTGGTAGCATCAGAGTTCTTGATGTCATCTACTAGTTGTTGCCACCAGGGCATCTTACGCCAGTTATCCAGAGTCATTTCTGGAATCTCGGCCAGTTGCGCAGTTTCACGAGGAGAACCAGTTTGCATAAAAATAGCTACAACACTGTATTTCTTCTCCCAAGTGTAACGACCATTAGGATCTTTAGCCTTATCCAAGTTCTTCAAACGAAGTTCATCGATAGGTGGAGGATTATTGTAATTAATTATATGCAATTGTTTTCCTTCAATAATTATAGCTTTCCTATATTATATCATACTTTTCTGAAAAAACAATAGGGGTTTACCCTTAGTTTCTAAGAAAAGCATTAAAAATCTTAACTATTTTATAAAACCTAGGGTTTTCCCTAATTGTATTTTTAGAAATCTGTGGTATAATAGATGTAAGTAAAATGTGATCGCGGCAAGAAATAAACGTAGGGTCACAGCCTAAGGATAAGCTCTTAGGTGACAAGCAGATACTAGGGCATCACCAATCTGCAGCGTGGACGAAACTAGAGCGCGGTGATTAGTTTAGAAACTATAGAGTCTAGGTTTAATGGAAACTTCAGGGTCATACCTAAGTACCATAGTTGCTGATACCCTTTGATGGGTAGGGCGAACTATTGGTTGCTTAGGGTCATATATATTATTAACGGAGCCCGTGAGGCTCCTTTTTTATGTCTATACTTATACGGTGTCCTATAGGACATGCGAGTCCCTAGACGAGCTAGCAGTTAATAATCTTATTCCCCTATAGCCTTATTTTAGAAAAGTATGCAGCAATGTTAGATAGTGACTTACAGCATCTCCCCAGCCAGAGATCTTTACCCCCACCCACCCCCAAAAAATTAAAAAAACCC